TCACACGTCGATGTGGTGGATGTACTGCCGGGCTCGCTCCGACATGGGCGCCGGGGCCGGAGGCTCCAGCCCGGACTGCCGGATGTAGCCGACAAGGACACGCACCCGGGCGAGCAGCCAGCCCAGGGCCAGGTCCTGGTCCCCGATACGGTCCCGCTGCCGGGCCGACTCCGTCTCTTGCTCACCAATACGCTGCTGGAGACGCACGATCTCCTTGTCCAGCCGGTCGGTGACCGTCGTGAAATCATCGCGGCGCTCTTGCCGCGGCGTCCGGCGAGCCGAGCGAGCAGCCCACACCCCGCAGCCCCCCGTGACCGCCGACACCGCGATCGATGCCCATGTCTCAGGACTCACGGCGCCCCACCCTTCTGGGCCGCGGGTGCTCGCGCCACCCGGCGACCACGATCACGGGCGTGGCGATCAACCCCCAGATCGCCGCCGCCACCCACCCCCGCGGAAACGTCTCCAGCGGCCACCACGACAGCAGATAGCCGAGCATCCACGGCAACACGATCACGACCAGGGCGACGAACCCGGGCCAGTCCGCGCCCTGCGGCACGAACGCGGCCGCGACGGCAATGGCCCCCGCGACGATCCAGCAGCACGCCCACGCCGACAACGGCATCAGCGACAGCAGCAGATGCAGCCCCCGCCGATCAGGCTGCGGCTGCACAAGCTGCCCATACCCGTACAGGGCCCACACGGTGCCGTACGACAGGAGGATCGCGCCGCGGCGGCCCAGCGTTCGCCGGAGCCGCCGGGCCGCGCGGCACCGCATCAGACCCCCTTGGCGAGACTCGCCGAGTTCTTCACCTCGCCGAGCCGCGCGAACAGCCCCTTGCCCAGGGACAGCACAGCGGCCACGCCGCCAACCGCCGCGGCGTGCCACATCGACAGATCCAGCGGCGTCGTCACGACGATGCCGCCGAGGGTGCCCTGCACGAACGTCGAAGCGACGCGCTCGACGAGATCGCGGGCGTAGACGCGAGCCGTCTTCATCACGGTCTGCACGTCGGGAAGAGGAGTAGGAGCACTCATGGTCGTATCCGTTCTGCTGGTCGGGCGGCCCCGTGGCCCCCGAGGAATGGGCTAGGAGAAGAGAAGGCGCCAGGTCAGGGGCCCCGGGTAGCCGTCGGCGTCGCCCCGCAGCTCCGCGCGCGAGCGCTGGAAGTCGCGGACGTTGAGTCGGTCCGCCTCGCCCCACTTGGGGCCGGGGCCCTGCCTGTAGTGCTTGCCGAAGCCGCGCTTTTCCAGCTGCTCGCCGAGCTGGGTCACGAACCGGCTGCTCACGCCGGTCTTGAAGTACTGCCGGCCCGGGAACGGCGGGACTGCTGGGGCTGGCTTGCCGCCGGCCAGAACGGTGGCGCGGGCCATGATGTCGGCGCGCTGCTTCTTCCGCAGGTCGCCCGGGCAGCCGGTGTGCCCGCCCCACGCGGCGCCGCCCGCGCCGTGCCAGGTCAGGCCATGAGCGGTGGTCGAGTCGATGACCACGAGCGGCCACCCGAAGGTCTTGTGGCCCCAGGCGTAGATCTCGGCGACGCCTTCGACCTGAGCGGCGGTCAGCGGCTCCGACGGCTCGCCCTCGGTCTCCACGCTGGCGTAGTAGGGGTTGCCGCCGGCCTGCGCCCAGGCGTAGTCCACGCCGGTGTCCACGTACTGCTCGATGACGCCGGTCTTGCTCACCCAGAAATCGCTGCTGGCCTGGGAGTCCGAGCGGTTGAACCAGCCGAACGGGCTGTTGTCCCCAGCCTGGACGTGCAGCACCAGGCCGCGGTGTTCCTTCGTGCCGTCCTTGTGGACGTTGATGACGGGGCGCCACGTGGCGCCGGGCATACGGGGCATGGTTTCCCTCCTTCTGGTGCGGTTTGTGTGAGCTAGAACCCCTTGGCGGTACGCCACGCCTGGAACGCGGCGACGAGCGCGGCGTCGACATCGGCGGGCGGCGGCGTGGGGGTGGGCGCCGGGCTGGTGAGCGGCACGAAGAGCGTGGCGTCACCGTCCTCGTCGAGGAGGCGGCCCAGGTCGTCGAAGCTGAACGCGAAGCAGCCGCCGGCTCCCCATGCGGGGCCCCAGCTGTTGCGGGCCAGCACGGTCTTTGTCGACGAGTCGATGCCGTACAGCAGGAACTCGTGCCCGCCGCGGACCGAGCCGGTGACCTTGACGAGCCCGTCGGTGGTCGGCCTGTCGAAGCCCTCGTACCAGTTCACGCCGATGATCAGCGGCGCCGCGGTGAGCGCCTTGAGCGCGGCGTCCAGCGAAAGCGCGTGCTGATAGCCGGAGATCAGGCCGGCTCGCTGTGCCGCCTTGGCGACTGCCAGGCCGGTGGATCCGGTGTCCGTGGGCGGGTAGACGCCCTGAATGCTGTCGAGGCGGGTGGCCGCGGTGTACAGGGCGACGGCCTGGTGCTCGTCGGCGGTGGCGTCGCCGGTCGGCCGGGCGGCTGCGGTGTCGGGGATGGCGCCGTACAGCGGGTCCGAGCCCGCGAGGGCCTCGGCAGCGTTGCCTGTGCAGGAGCCGAGGGCGCCCTGGTTGAGCACCGGGATGCGCACGGTGTGGGTGGCCGAGGCGTACGTACTGGGCAGCAGATCCTCGGACAGGGCATAGGTGCGCGAGCGCGGATCGTGCTCGACGTGGCGGCCCAGCCGTCCGCCGTGATGGCTGGGGTGCTCGTCAATGAAGCGGATCAACGGGGCCTCCGGGCATAAAAAAGCGCCCCGTGTCGGGGCGGGCGCAGATGGGACAGGTCAGCCGAGGGGCAGGGGATCGGCGTGCAGGGTCGTCGCGGTGATCCGGACTTCGGTCCCCTCGACTGCGGCGAACAGGCCGGCCACCGCTTGGACCACCGTGCTCGCGTCCTCGAATCCGGGCAGGCCGCCGCCTGCCCCGATCTCCGCACGGATCTCAAGGGTGACGCCGGTCTCGTCGGGGCCGTTGGCGGTGACGGACCAGAAGGGGTAGCTGGGTTGCATGGTGTCTCCTAGGCGAGGCGCTTGACGCGCATGTACGAGCCGGACGCGAGCTTGGACGCGTTGGCGTTGCTGGTGGCCTGCGCCCACTGCAGCGCGCAGGTACCGGCGCTGGTCGTGGTGATGACGGACTCCTCCATGGCGAAGCACTGGTTGCCGGTGTCGTCCCTGGTGCCGTAGATGCAGGTGGTGCTGTAGGCGTGGACGCCCCACCGGCTGGCGCCGCCGCTGGAGGTGCCGGAGAGGATCGCGCCCTGGTCCGGGCCGACGGCCGAGCGCACGCCGGTCGCGCCGGAGGGCACCGCCCACATCGTCTTGAAGCGGCCGGCGTCGGTGGCGGCGTAGTGCATGAAGAACTCAACCCGGTACACGGCATTGGCGGCCAGGCTCACGGTCAGGTCCGGGTCGGAGGCGAACGTGGTGGTGGAGGCGCGGGTGGTGTCCGCGGTCTTGTACGCCTCGATGGGCAGCTGGCCGTAGATGTAGGCGATGGGGTTGTAGACCTGCGAGTTCCACCAGGCGTCGGAGGCGGAGAAGCCGACGACGGCCGGGGTGATGCTGGGTGCGGCCATCTGGGCCTCCCGTTCAGTAGCCGATGAGGGGGCTGGTGCCGCCGAACTTGGCGGCGCCGTCGTAGCAGGTGGGGTAGGTCACGCCGGGCGGGACCGTGGCGGAGCCCGGTTTCGGGGAACAGATCAGGTCCCCTGCCGTGTGGGCCTTCGTCGTCGCGGCCGTGAGCGTCAGCTGCACGGTGGTGTAGCCGGCCGTGACCGTCTGGACGGAGGCCACGGTGACCGTCTCGGCGTTGGCGGTGCCGTACCCGAGGGTCATGGTGAAGCCGGCCGGGATGACGTACTGCGCGGCGATTGCGCTGTTCCCGGAGATCGGCCCGACGGTCAGGGCGGTGGCGCCGGCGCTCGGCGACGTGGCCAGGGCGGCCCAGGCCGCGGAGACGATCCAGTACGTGTACTGGCTCGCCGGGGACATCTGCATGTGGACCTGCAGCTGGTCGTCTTCCGAGCCGGACCATTCGATCTGCTCGACGAAGCAGTCCAGTTGCTTGGCGGGCGCGAGCGCGGGGCGGCGCATGACGCGCACCAGGGTGCCGAAGCCGAGGGCGGCGATCGTGGGGATCCGGCCGGGGGCGCTGCCCAGGTCGACGGTGAGGCCGCCCAGGCGGGTGTGGGGGTCCTTGTACTGGCTGAGCAGGTACTCAGCGATGCTCAGGCCCGTGGTGACGCTTGCCGAGTTGATGCTGCGGGTCATGGACTGCGGGAAGTACGCGGACTGGCTCGCGGTGTCGGTGACGCGCTGCAGCGTGTTGCTGTCCGTCGCGTCGAGGGCGCCCTCGACGGTGACCTGCACATCGTTGAAGAGCCGCGCGGGGTCCTGGGCGAAGGTCACATCTTCCTGGTACGGGATCTCTCCGGCCGCGTTGTTCTCCCCGAAGATGGCCTGGGGAACGCTCTGGATCCAGCGCCACAGGTGCCCGTACAGGGTCGGGGTGCCGTAGCGGTCCATGACGAACTGCCCGCCCTCGGTGTCCGCGGCCTGCTGGATGGCGTCCAGCGCGGTGCGGCCGTTGAGCGTGGTGCCGCCGAGGGTGCCCGAGGAGCCGTAGTACGTGCCACCGGGCAGCTGGCTGCCGGGGTGGAACTGGGCGAGGGCCAGCAGCCGGTCGATGCGCGAGGTGATGGCATCCTGCGCCCAGCCGCCTGCGAAGCCGCGGGTGAGGACATTCAGGCTGAGGAGGTCCACCTCGGTGTTCCACTGGGCGTACCAGGCGATGTCGCCGTTGAACGGCTGGGTGTTCTCCCCGCTCCCGTTGGTGGTGAGCAGCGCGCCCACGGCATCGACGGTGTACGTCGAGGAGCCCATGCTGCTGGCCGCGGTTGAGGTGTTGATGACGCCGTCGACCACCATGTGCACGGTCTTGCCGTCGGCGCTCAGGGTCAGCGCGGCGCAGTGCCAGTTCCCGTCGCAGACGGATACCGAGCCGTTGTAGTACACGCCGGCGCCGGCCGCGTTCTGGACCTTTGCGACGGTCCTGCCGGTGGAGTAGATGCCCATCAGGGCCCCGGACTGGTCGCCGGTGGCGGAGATGAACCCCGGGCCGGTGGAGGCCCACAGGGCGGCCTGGGTGAAGCGGCCGCCGGTGCCGGGGGTGGCGGTGGTGCGGAAGCAGATCATCCGCGTCCAGCCGGCGGCGGGCAGTGTGAGGCGGTCGGTGCCGTCCCACGGCTGGAGGTAGGTGGCGCCGGCCGAGTTGCCCAGGGCGCTGGCCTGGTTGGACAGCAGCGTGGTCACTGGGCCGTCCACGTTCCACAGCTTGCCCTGGTCGGTGGTGGAGGTGATCGATGTGCCGTAGGCGATGTTCGCGCCGACGACGTCCAGGCCCGCGCCGGTGGCGGCCGTGCCCGAGATCGGCAGGAACGCCGAGCCGCCGTTGATGATGGGGCTGGCGCCGGGGGCGGCGAGGTCGTAGACGTACTGCTGGTTGGCGGGCGCGATGCTCGCCAGGTACTGCGGCATGACGTCCTGCAGCGTCAGCTGCGACAGCGGCGCCAGGCCGTCGACCCCGGCGACTTCCACCAGGCCGTACTTGCCGCCGCGCTCGTAGCGCTGCACCCAGCTCTCGGCGAACCCCTGCCAGATCTGGAACCAGTCGCCCGCTCCTGTCCAGGCGGTGGCGGCGGATCCCTGCTCGAGCTGCCAGCCGGTGACGCGCACGGTCGTCGCGGCCGTGGTCGCCGCCGTCGTCGCCACGGAGATGATGGCGAACTCGGCGCTGGCCGGGGCGGTGCCGGCCGCGGTCAGGCGGCCGCTCCAGCTGGTCGTGATGGCGGTGTTGATGCCGGTGGTCGTCGACAGCAGCGTCCCGCTCAGGTCGTACCAGCCGATGCGCAGCTGCATGCTCAGGGAGGACATGCCGCCCGGGGCGAGCTGCATTTCGACGCCGGCCGCGTAGGAGGCGCCCGGGGTGACGGTGGTGCCCTCGCAGTCGTTCGTCAGCCAGGACGCCGCCGCGCCCGACAGGCCGTAGACGGCGCCGGACGCGGTCGCGTTCGGCAGGGCCCAGGTGCCTGCCGTGGTGAGCCCGGACGGCGACGTGGACAGGCCCGTGACGACGTCGATGGTGCCGGCGGTCGCGGCCATGGCCGTGGTCTGGGTGCCGTTGGCCACCCAGTAGTAGAGCAGGTTGCGGGTGGCGGCGGTCTGCAGGACCAGGCGCAGGCGCCGGTAGGGCAGCACGTAGGGGTAGAAGGGGCTGGCGGTGTTGTCCGGGTCGAGTGCTCCGTCGAGGTTGTCGAGGACGAACGATGCGGTCCCGGACTGGACGCTGTCCGTCTCGTACTGCCGGCCGCTGGGCGCGGCCTTCCAGCTGCCGCGGATCCGCTTGGTCAGCGTGTACCAGTGGTTGCTGGCCGACGCGTTGCCCCCGGACGTCCAGGCGACCTGCAGCAGCAGGCGCGGCCAGGAGGCGATCAGGGGGCCGTCCGCGATGGGGAACCCGGTGGGCACGGTCACAGACGGCCTCCGATCGGTAGGGGTTAGCCGCGGGCCAGGTCGAGGCCGTTGGTGAGGTTGCGGCGCCGGTGCTGCAGCGTGCCGCGCTGTACCTGCCGCAGCAGGACGTCACGATCGAGCTGGACGACGGTGGTCACCTCCACCAGCTGGTCGCCGCCCTGGCCGTCGGCCGCGGGATTCCAGGAGCGCGCCGGAAGGCGCGGGACCTGCGGCATGGCCGCCCCCGCGACGGCGCCGGCCATGGCCGCGGCCGCGGTCACCGCGTGGTGGGTGCCGGACTCGATGCCCTGCGCCATGCCCTGAGCGGTGTAGTTGCCCAGCTCGGCCATCACCGTGGACGGCGAGTGGATGCCCAGGCTGCGGCGGATCGCCGTCTTCATGCTGTTGGCGATGCGCACCATCTGCTTGTCGATGGCCTTTTGCTGCGACTGCAGGCCCTTGATCAGGCCCTTCGCCGAGTCGATGCCCGACTTGTACATGCTGTCAGCGACGGCGGATCCCACGGAGCCGGCCGCGGACTTCGCCGACTTCTGCAGCTTGTTGATGGTGGCGATCTGTGACCGGTTGGCCGTCGCCAGGGCTGCGGCGGTGGCGCCGCCCTGGTCGACGCCGGCCGATGCGATCTGCTGCACCAGCTCAGTGGACAGGCCCTTCTTGCGGAGGGTCTGCAGCTCGGCGGCGAACTTCCGGGCCTTGGCGACCTGCGTGCGCATGTTCGCCACGACGTCCTGACTGGTCAGCTGCACGCTGCCCTCGGGCAGAGCCGTCACCACGGAGACGTTCTCCATCACGGACTTGGCGACGTCGTCCCGGGTCTTCTTCCAGTCCTTCTGCAGGTCCGCCAGCCGCTTGTGGGCGGCCTTCAGGCGGGACGCGATGCTGACCCGCTGGGCGGCGAGCCGGTTGAGGGCACGCCCGTCCCGGGCCACCAGGTTCTGCAGGCCCTGGTGGCTGCGGGATCCGAACTGCCGGTAGAGCATGTTGGCGATGCGGATGGACGCCGAGCGGACCCGGGCCGCGGAGCCGGTCAGGCCCTGCACCAGGCCGGCGTTGATGTACGCGCCGATCTCCGCGAACTTCCGCGACGGGCTGTGAATGCCCAGGAAGGACTTGGCGGAGTTGAGCGCGCCCTCGGCCAGGTTCTGGAGGGAGGAGAACAGGGAGCCGGCGGCGCCGGTGACACCGTGGACGATGCCCATCACGATGTTCCGGCCGATGGACAGGAAGCTGGACCCGATGTTCTTCACGGCGTTCCACGCGTTGTGCAGGCCGCGCGAGATCGTCGAGGCAATACTGCTGATCGTGCCGGAGATCGTGTGCCACGCCGACACGATCGGGTTGATCATCCCGGCCTTGATCCCGGACCAGATGAACGCGGCGGTGGCCTTGATGAGGTTCCACTGCTGGGTGAGCCACCCCTTGATGGTGGTCCACACGCTCATCAGGCTCTTCCAGGCGGCCTTCATCGGGTTGACGATGACCGTCTTGATCACGCCCCAGACGGCGCCGGCGGCGGCTTTGATGCCGTTCCAGATGGCGACGAAGAAGGCTTTGATGCCGTTCCACACGGTCTTGGCGGTGTTCGTGATCTGGGTGTGGAAGTGGTTCCAGATGCTGATGACCAGCGCGATCGGCGGGGCGAAGATGGCCAGCAGCAGCGGCCACCACTTCATGAAAAAGGCCTTGATGCCGTTCCACACGCTGCTGGTGATGCTCTTCAGCCAGTTCCAGCCGGCCACGATCGGCGCGGTCACCGTGCGCCAGGCGCTGGCGAAGAACGCGCCGATGCCGTGCCAGGCGGCGCTGATGCCGCTGGTGATCGAATGCCAGATGGACTTGGTGCCGTCGGCGACCCAGTTCCAGGCGGCGACCACGGCGTGGCCGACGGCGGCCGCCACCGCCTTGATGACGCCCCACACCTGCTTCCAGTGCGTGGCCAGGTAGATGATGGCCGCGACCAGCGCCATGACGCCGACGATGATCCAGGTGACGGGGTTGACCGCGGCGGCGGCCGCCATGCTGTACAGCCCGGCGGTCAGGGCCGCGATGGCGAACACCAGGACCCCGCCGATGATGATGGCCGCGACCTTCGCCGCCCCTGAGTGCTTGGCGATCCAGGACGTGGCCGTGGCCACCACACCGATGATCTTCTGGGCCACCGGCATCAACTGCTGGCCGATCTGGATGCCCAGCGACTGCACCGACGCCTTGGCCTCGGCCATCTTCTGGTTGAAGTTCTTCTGGACGTCCGCCCATCCCTCGATGGACTTGCCGCCGGCCTTGACGTGCTCCTCGATGCCCTCGGTGTTCCGCTTGAAGTCGGCCATGTGCGGGCCGGTCAGCTGCAGCGCGGCCTGCATCGACTTGGTGCCGCCCACCATCGTGGCGAGCGCGCCCACGTAGGTCTGCTGCGACGGCGAGAGGTTCGCCAGCTCCTTCTGGAACGCCGTGGTGTTGTGCGCGGCCTTCTGCAGGTGAGAGATGAGGACGGTGCCGGCCGGGCCCATCTTGTGCTGGATGGCGTCGGTGAGCATCGTCAGCGTGCTGGCCAGGCCCCGCTTGCCGAGGTTCTGCCCAACCTTCACCGCCGACAGGCCCAGGTCCGTCATCTCCCGGGCGGCCTTGCCGGACGGGTTGGACAGCTGGCCGATGGTCTGGCGCAGGTAGGTCGCCGCGACCGCGGCCGGGGTGCCTTGGGCGGTCATGGTGGCCATGGCGCCCAGCACTTCGTTGAGCTTGACGTGCGCGGCCGCCGACACCGGCAGGATGCTGCTCATGCTGCCGGCGAGGGCTTCGAGGTTCGTCTTGCCCTCGGCCTCGGTGGCGATCAGCGCGTTCGTGACCTCGGTCGCCGACCCGGCGCCGGTCTTGTACGCGTTCATCGCGGTGGTGACCGCGTCGGTGGTGGTCTTCAGGTCCGCGGCGCCGACCTTGGCGCCCATGGCCGACGCCCGCAGCACCTTCAGCGCGTCGGCGCCGTGGTAGCCGGCGGATTCGACCATGTAGAGCCCCGAGGTGAGTTCCTCGGTGGACTGCCCGACCTGCCCGGCCATGGCCAAGACGCCCTGGCCGACCATCTTCATGTTGCCCGCGGCCTCGCCGGCGCCGGTGCGCACGCGGGTCATCTGGACCTGGAAGTCACCGGCCATCTTCACCGTGTGGACGGCGACAGCCGCGGCCGCGATGCCGATTCCGGCGATGGCCGCCTTGCCGAGCATGCCGGTCTTGCGGAAAGCGCCCGCCCCGGAGGCGTCGGCGGCCGCCATCTCCGCCTTGACGTCCGCCATCGCGGTCTTGACGCCCTTGGAGTGGCCCAGGAACTCGATGAACACCGGGGGCAGAGCACCCATGAGGGAGTCACCTCCCTCGCAGGTCGCTCGCTATGGAGTTATGGGCAGGGCCGCACGACGGCGATACTGACCGCATGGCAATGAAGCTGATCCGGCGGTTCCTCGGACACAGGTCCCCAACAGCCCAGATGAATGCCGCAGGGGAGAAGTTGGTCGCCCAGTTCGCCAAGGGCTGCGCCGATCCGCCCCGCACGCCCGAGGAGTGGGCAGAGATGCACCGGCGGCTCGACGAAGCCATGCCGTACATGCGCGAGGTCGCCGAGCGCGCCTTCGGCCCTCTCGACGACGGGGACGAATAGCCAGATCAGGTTTTGGTGGCACGCCCCCAGGACGCTTGCCAGACGGCGGCCATCTTCGGCTCGGCCTTGCGGATCCCGGGCCGGACGTAGGGGTACTTGCCTTCGGTGCGCTTCTTGTAGAGGTTGCGGACCCCGCCGCCGACGCCGACGCCGCCCTGGAACCCGCCGCCGGGAATCGGCTTGGGCTTTCGGACGCCACCCACGCCCTTGATCAGCTTTCCGGTCAGCCGGCCGGGCCCCCCGCCCTTGGTGGTGTGGTGCGGGGACAGGCCCAGGCGCACGGTGTCGCCGGTCCGAGCGGACTTGCCGCGGTGGTCCCACCGCGGCCGCCCCCGCATCCCCGACCGGATCGACCGCTTGGCCAGGTTCTGGGTGGACCTCAGCGCCTTGATGGTGGCCAGGTCGATACGGCGGTCCATCGCGACGACCGCCGCACGCGCTTCCTTCGCGCCGCGGACAGCGACGGTGATCCCCTCACCCACGGGCAGCCTCCTCCTGGGCGTTGGCCTTGGCCTGCTGCACGGCCCCGTCGACGGCCAGGACCCAGTCGAGTTCCTCGGCCGGCAAGTCCATCCAGGAGTCGGGCGGGCCGACGACCTGACACAGCTGCCAGAAGCGGTACGCCTCCATCGGCAGCTGGTCGGCCGGGTAGTCGAATTTGCCCTCCAGTACCGCCCTCAGACGGTAGAGGGCCCGGTAGGGGACGCCGGATCGGTGGACGGCGCGAAGTCGGGCCCGGCCTGCAACCCGCCCTCGGCACACAGTTCCTTCAGCGCGTCGTAGGCGCCGCCGGGCAGGTCCAGGAGACTGTCCGCCGTCACCTCGGGCCCGAACGACCAGCCCGCGACGCGCGAGAGGATCAGACGGTCGCTGAGATCGTCCATGAGCGCGAGGGACTCCTCGCCGATCGCGGTGGCCATGTCCGCGGCCTCCGCCTCGCCGATGTCGGCCATGGCCGCCACGCCGTCCGCCTTGGCCTTGGCCACGACGCCGGCGAACGCCGGGTCCCGGGCCAGCTTCATCTGGATGGCCTTGATCGGCCGGCGCAGCCGCTCGGAGACGTCCGCGCTGTCGCGCAGGTCGGCCCAGGCGTCGCCGGGCAACTGGTGTCGCGTGATGGTCACTTGTACGTCCCGGAGGTGATGGCGTTGGTCAGGGTGGCCTTGATGGGGCTGTAGCCGGCGGAGGCGCCCACGTCGCTGGTGTTGGCAATCGCGCGGAAGGACACGGGAAGCTCGATGTAGTCCTTGCCGTAGTTCGGCGATCCCTCGGTGAAGGCGACCTGAGAGCAGTGCAGCGTCAGGCCGTTCGCCGCGGCACCGGCGCCCTGCGAATACAGGCAGTCGAAGGACTGGACGGTGCCGGCCTGGAACGCGGTGCGCTGGGTCGTGGACTCCATGACCAGCGTCAGCTTGCCCTCGACGCCCACGTCCCCGGACCAGATGCGGTACGGGTTCTGGGTGCCCGCGGCGCCCCGGATCTCGGTGACGTCCCGCTTGATGGTCAGCTCGCCGTCCTGGACGAAGATGTTGGTCCCGCCCAGCTTGTTGGTGATCGACCAGTTCGCGACCGGCGGCACCGCGGTGAAGCTCGGGGTGGGCGTCGTCGTGGTGGTGTAGCCCCAGGACTTGGCCTTCGCCGACCACTCCAGAAGGCCGTCCGCGTTCCACTTGAAGCCCAGCTCGGAGAACTGGGCGCCGGCGTACTGCCAGGTCCCCAGCGGGTCGGCGATCGTCCAGGTCTGGCTGGGCGGCTGGGTGTCGCCCGTGCACAGCGTCGAGAACGTCGTGGTGTACGGCGCGGATGCGCCGGTGACGGTCAGGTCCGGCAGGACGGACGTCAGCAGCCAGCCGATGGTGTCGGCGTACACGTCGCCGCCGACGTCCAGTTCAGCGCCCTTCTGCCCGGGCAGCAGCCCGAACACGTCCACCGGGGCGCCGCGCTGGCCGGTGTCCTCGATGAGGTTGATGTCGTCCTTCGGCGTCAGCGTCTTCCACGGCACCCAGGCGGTGGGAGCGACAGCGGTCCCGGGCGTGACCTCCTTGGCCACGCCCAGGGCTGCGAGATGACTGGGCTTAGGCATCGCTGCCGCCCTCCTTCCCCGGCCGGTCGCCGGTCTTCTTGGTGGCGGCCTTGGCGGTCTCCCACAGGCCATCGCCCGGATTGCGCTCCAGGTCGTAGGTTTCGCCGGTCTCCGGCGTCAGGCCCAGCTGCGGGTAGTAGCGGCCCGCCTCGCCGATGTAGGTGTAGCGCTGCACGGTGTCCTCACAAGGTCTTGAGACAGTCGATGCCCAGGTCGATGACGACGTGGCGGCCCTTGTGCTCGTCGTCCCAGCCCGCGGTGTGCGAGGCCGTTGACGGGCGCGCCCGGTCGACCGCGCCGCCCAGGGAGGGATCGGAGCGCACCACGGCCACGACCAGGTCCGCCAGCTGCCGGGCCCGCAGGAACGTGCCGGCCGGGTCGTCGCCGCCGCGGTAGACGTCCACCGTCACGGTCACGGTGTAGTCCTCGCGCAGCCAGCCCGCGCCGCCGGAGCCGACGACCGATTCGGGGCTGTAGGTCTGCTGCACCTCGCCGACGCACACGATCTCGTCGGGCTCGTAGGGGCCGGGGACGTCCAGGCACACCAGAGCGCCGGAGGACTCCGGGATCTGCGCCTGGAGGCCGGCCAGGAGCCAGGCGCGGGCGGCCGGGATGCTGGAGGCGGGGATGTCCCCGAGGGGGGTGCTCATGCGATCCCCGGCGGACGGCGGCTGGGCTGCCACAGCTCCATGACCCGCGCGGGCAGTGCGAAGCCCATGGGCACGCCGCCTCCCTCGCTGTCGAGGCCGGCCCCGCCGAAGCGCGGGCGCCCGCCCTGCTGGGTGAGCTGCCACAGGTGCCGGATCAGCTCGAGCGCGCCCAGCCGCACGGACGGCGAGACCGTGCCCGCGCCCGCCGTGTAGGCCACCAGGACGTTCTTGGAGCCGTCGGCGAAGCAGATCGCCCCGCCCGTGGCGCGGCGGATGATCTGCCCGCGGTCCAGATCCACGGTGTAGCCGTAGGCGTCGGTGCTGGCGCCCAGGGGCTGCTCGGTGAGCGGGAAGGTGGTGGCGCCGACGTACTCGGTGACCGAGTGCACGGCGGCGACCGGCTGCCAGTCCAGGGAGATGACCGCCGTGCCCCCGTCGTGCCACTCGATGTGCTCCTCGGGCATGAGGGGGCCGACCACATTCCGCGCGAGATCGCCGGCCGCCGCGATGAACCCCGCCAGCTCAGCATCTTGCGTGGTGTTGCCGTCTGGGATGTTCAGGTGCGCTTTCACGCTGGCCAGGTCGACGATCGGCATGACGTCAGCCGGTCTTGTTCGGCGCGGCGGCGGCCTTCGCGGTGCGCCGCCCGTCCGGTGCGCTCTCCCCGTTGGGCCGGGCGCTCTTCCCGCCGCCGACCACCTCATCCAGGCGCCGCCCGGTGCGGCGGATGTCCTCGGCCGTCGAGGTCGGCACGCGGCTGCCGTCCTCCAGCTCGATGGTGGCCGGGTCGACCAGCCCGCGCAGTTCGGCGACCGCCTCGCGCACATCGTCGGCCATGGCCGACAGCTCACCGCGGATGTCCGCGGCCAGCTTCTCGTCGATCTCCTTGACCTGGTCGTACTTGTCCAGCAGGCCCTTGGCGATGTTGATCGGGTTCATCGTGCCCTCCTGGGCGGTAAGAAGGGGCGGCGGCCGAGCGGCCGCCGCCGTGACGGCTCAGAAAGCGGGGGTGATCGAACCCGTGCCGGTGACGGCCGCGATCGATGCCGGGTAGCGGCCCGCCTGGAACGAGGCGTAGTTGTACAGCCGCACGAACAGGCTGAGGTTCTGGGCGTAGGTCTGCTCGAACGCCTCCGCCCGGACGTTGCCCTCCCACAGGAACACGTCCGAGGCGCGCAGGAGCAGGATCACGTCCTGGTTCGTGCCCGCCCCGACGTTGGTGGGCAGGTTCGGGTCGGTGTACACCGGCAGGCCGAGCATCTCGCCGACCCGGCCCTGGGCCGCCAGTTCGCCCGGCGTGCCCGCGGCGTTGTTCGGGCCCTGGGCCATCGGGACGACCATCGGCCGGTTGGCGGTGTCGACCTGCGCGAGCGCCCACGCCCACCGGCGGGGGTGCATCACGACGTGCGTGGGCGGCTGGTAGCGGGTGGTGTGGATCGCGCTGACCGCGGCGCCGAGGCTGGAGTACATCGCGCCCGCGCCGCCCATGGACGGCGTCGCCTGCGTCCAGGCGACCGAGTTGGTGCCGGCCAGCGTCAGCAGGCCGGTCACCTGCCCGCTGGTGCCCGTGCCCGACAAAACCTGCCTGTCCAACTTCATCGCGTAGTCCGCAGCCAGGTCCGCCAGGATCAGGTCGTCGATGTTCAGCGGCGACTGCTCCACCAGCTGCATGGAGATGGTCTGACCACCGGCGATCGTCACGACCGGGCTGGAGATGCTGCCCGTGGTCATGTCGGTCTGCTGCACCGCGCTGTTCTGGCTGCTCTGGATCGCCTCAGCCGTACCGGTCAGCACCTTCGGGATGGAGATGCTGTTCGTGCCGGCCGGGACGGTGCCGTGCACGCACAGATCCGCGGTGACCCGGCCCGGGCGCGCGAGCGAAACGAACTCGTCCTCCAGCCACAGCGGCGGCACGAACTCGCCGCCCGCGCCCGCGGTGGTGGAGATCGCGCGCTTCTCGGCCACCATCTTGTCGTTGCGACGCAGCCGCTCGGTGGCCTCGCGATCCCCGCGGCGGTTGGCCAGGTACAGGTCCCGGAAATAGGACTGGCCACCGGGACCCGAGCGGTAGACCTCCTGCTCGGTCACGGACGTGCCGGGCGCAGCACGGCGCCGCTCGTCCTCGGGCTTCGGCGCGTAGCGCTCGGCGACCTCCGCCGCCGCCTCGTCGGCGCGGATCTGCCCGTCCAGCTCAGCAATCCGGGCGTCGATGGCCCGGATCTCGGCCTCGCCGTCGTCGAACGTGCCGCGCTCCTCGTCGGTCAGCGCGGAGCGCTCCTCTGCCTGCACGGTCTCCAGAACGGCGTCGAGCTTCTTGCGCTGCTCGGCACGCTTCTCCTGGAGAGCCTTGATCATGTCCCGCTTGTTCACGGGGGACTCCCTCTCTCGATATGGGGTGCGTGCCTGCCGTGGTGACGGGTGGTGGCCCGGGTGGTGCCCCTACGCGTGCGGGGTCCGGCGCGGGCTCCGGCGCGGCGGCCGGGCAGGCGGAAAACCCGGACGCCGCATGGCTCCGGGTGGTCTTAGGGGCGGCGCTCTACAGCGACAGGCTGCGCGCGCGCCGCTGGTAGAGGTCCAGATCACTGACCGTGGCCAGGTGCTCCGCGTCGACGGGCTCCACCGGGGGCTTCTCGGCGGCCGGGGCGAAGCGCGCGGCGAGCCGCTCGTAGACGGCGCGCTGCTCCTCCTCCGGCATCTGGCCGCACAGCTGGGCCAGGTCACGCGCGTTGAGCTGGGCGCCGGCCGTGTTGGGGTTCGCGCCGTAGTTCACCACCGACACGTCGCCCTTGTTGAGGTTCACCTCGAGGATGTCGCGCTGCTCGTAGTCCGGGGACCACTGCTGCCGGGTCACCCAGAACGCGAACGACATTTCGTCGAGGTCGCCGCGGTCCATCGCCGAGCGCAGGGCCTGCACATGCGGGCTGGACGGGTCCAGCTCGGCCTCCGTGTAGAGGCCGGTGGAGTCCTCCGACAGCCGCATGGTGCCGGACTTCGTCCGCGCCAGCGTCATCCCGGAGTGGTTGATCAGGAACGGCACATCCGCGGATTCGTCCAGGGTCTTCTTGAACGCGCCGGACCGCACCACCTCGGTATACGGGCCCAGCCAGTCCTGCATCTCGTAGCCGGCCTCGGTCACGCAGGCGTAGCCGGTGAACGTCAGCCGGTCGCCGCCGTCTCCGGACGGCGCGGCGCGCAACTCGACAGCCTTGAAGGGCATGTTGCGGCGCTCGACGGTACGGGGCCGCTCGGCCCGGGTGGACAGGTCCATCACGGCTCCTCAATCGGGTACGGGCTCATCAAGCTTCGGATCGGGCTCGCCGGGCGTCCAGCCCGGATCGGTGGTGTGCGCTGAGTTCAGCGGCGCGAACGGGTCGGTGCCGGCTCCGTCGGGCAGCGGCGGCATGTTCTCCCGGGCCCGGATCTCGTCCGGCGTCATCCCGGCGATGTTCCGGGCGATCTGGTAGACGGCCCACCGGCCGGCCGTGTCCGTCCGCAGCAGCCCATCCGCGTCGAACCAGGCGGCCTGGGGGCGCGGCAGCATCATCGACCACGCATCCTCGAACGTCCCCAGCCACGGGGCCAGCGTGTAGCGCAGGAACCCCAGGCCCTGCTGCTCAATGCCGGTGCCCCACGACGTGGTGCGGTCGACCTGGCCGAGCATGTGCGGCGGCAGCCCGAACAGCATCGCCACATCGAGGTTCTGGGCAGCCCGGGTGCCGAGGAACTGCGCATCCTCCGGCGTGACGCTGATCGGCGTCCACTTCGCGCCGCCGGAGAGCACACCGACCGCGTGCGCGTTGGTCAGGCCGCTGTGGCTCGACTCGAAGCTTTCCTTCATCTGGCGGGCGCGCCCCTTGTCGAGGTCGCCCTCGACGGAGATCACGCCGGACATGTGCGCGCCTCGGCCGAAGAACCCCGCGCCGAAGCTCTCGGCCGCCAGCCCGAGCCCGATGGTGTTGCGGGCGTAGCTGATGACGCTCATGCCCGTGGGCGACTCCGGGAAGGCCATGCCCATCAGGTGCACCATGTCCTCTGCATCGGCCGGCTTCCGGTCGATCCAGTAGACGCGCTCCCCGGCGCCGTTGAACTGGCAGCGCACCCGGTCCGGATGCAGCAGCCGCAGCCGGGACGGGCGCAGCAGGTAGTCACGCTGCAGCACCTGCGCGTACGCGTTGCCGCGCAGCAGCAGGCTCACCATCATCTGGCCGAGGCCCGCCCGCCGCGACAGGAGCGCCGTGCTGCTCGCCCCGCCGAACGGGTCCGCCACGATCGGTGGGGCGGGCGTCATGGTCTCGCGCAGATCGCCCCGCATGCGCACCGCGTTCAAAGGCAGGCCCGCGACCGTCTGCGAGAGGATCCGCACGCACGCGGCGACCGCCAGCAGCTGCATCGCGGTGTCGTCGGTCACCTGCACCCCGGCCGGCGTCACGGCGGCGAGCGACCCGTTGGACGGGATCGCCCACGGGTCGCCGGGGCCCGTGGGCGAGGCGGCGCCGCGCGTCTGCGGAGCCCGGGCAAGAGCGCGCCTGAGCAAGCTCACTGGTCCACCACCCATCCGATCAGCAGCAGCACCAGCCCCAGCACGACCAGCCCCACGACCGGCTGCCACCACCAGGCCGCGCCGTCCAGGCAGCCCAGCCCGATCAGCTCGGCCGTATCCGAGACGACACCGCGCGACGGCGGACGGCGAACACGTGGAATGCGCACGGCACCTCCTACAGATCGGCCCAGCTGAAGAACTGCGGCTCGGGCTCGGGCTCCGGCTCCTGGCACGCCCGTTCGTGCGCCATGACCGCCGAGACGGCCAGGTCAATCTTCCTCGGGCTGTGCTTCGCGTCCTTCGACAGCCGCGACCCCCGGCTGTCGGTCTTGACGACGCAGTTGGCCAGGTGCCGGGCCAGCCTCGGGTCTCCGGAGTGCGTCAGCAACTGGCCCATCACCGCCTCGTAGAAGCGGGTCGTCGCCGGGATCATGCGGGCCGGGGACTGCGGGAACTCCACGATCGGCAGGCCCTCGTCCTCCAGCACCTGATACGTACGGCCCCACCGGTAGGGGTCGCACACGATCTCCCGCACATCCCACCGCCGGCACGCCGCCCGGATCGCCGCCTCGACATCCAGGATCGGCACCGTCCAGCCCGGCCCGGCCTCCGTCGGCCGCTCCCACGCCTCCACCACGTCCACGTGCGGCGCCTCGCCGTCGACCGGGCAGGACACCACCACCAGGGCAGTGGAGTCCCCGTTGAACGAGCCGTCGAAGCCGAGGCACACCTCGGCGCCGTCCGGCACCGCGCCACCGCCCCGGCACGCGTCCCACGCCCCGGCCGGAAGCCAGGTCTCCGCGGTGTTCACCCACTGGTTCAGCCGCTTCGTACGGAACTCGGCCTCCGGAGTCCTGCGGACCGCGGCCTCGAAGTCCTCCGGGTCGATCAGGTCCCCGTACGCCGGGTTGGCCATCTGCCACGTCTCGGGCCGCCGGTGGTCGGCGTCGTCCGGCGCGCCCCACCAGGCCATGAAGAACGAGGCGTCGACCTCTTCGCCCGCGGCGAGCCTCTGCCCGTACTGGAACAGCCGGTAGCAGATGCTGTCCTTGCCGGTGGAGTCGCTCTTCACCCCGGCGGTCGTGATGCCGATCAGCATCGGGTCCAGCCTGGCGCCCGCGGCGAGCGCCATGACGTTCCACAGATCCGGGTTCGGCTGGACGTGCAGCTCGTCGAAGAGCACGCGCGTCGGGCTCAGGCCCTCCTTGGTGAACGCCTCCGCCGACAGGCAGCGGTACACCGACCCGGTCTCGACGACTTCCAGCGCATCCTTGTAGCACTTGATCGCCGCAGACAGATCCGCGCTGGCCTCCACCATGCGCCGGGCGTCCCCGAAGACGATGCGGGCCTGTTCCTTGTCGCCGGCGCAGCTGTAGACCTCGGCGCCCGTACCGTCGAACAGCCCATCCAGCGCGATCCCGGCGCCCAGCCCGCTCTTGCCGTTCTTCCGCGGCTCCCCGATCAGCGCCACGCGGTGCCGGCGCCGGCCGTCCTTCCGGCGCGCGAACAGGTGCCCCAGCAGATCGTGCTGCCAGTCCCGGAGCGTCAGCGGCGAGCCGCTCGGCCCGGCGAACGTGTCCTTGGTGACGGTGCACAGGGTCTCGATGAAGTCCGCGACGTCCTCGCCGTCGCCGCGCCGGACGTCCGCGGCCGGCACCGGCGTCAGGAACCGCGGCGGCCAGCTACTTCGCGCCCTGGACGCGCGCCGCCCGCCGGGCCGCGAGTTCTTCGAGCTTGGAGGCACGCTTCACCTCCGCATAGCCGAGCCGTGCCCGGTCCGACGGGGTGAAGCCGCACAGGCTCTCGTACTTGGTGATCTGTGACTCCAGCGCCCGCACCTCCGACAGCAGCGGATGCGCCCGCTGCTGCCCCATCGACCCGGCCACCATGTAGCCGTCGACCGCGATCTGATCGCGCATCGCCTCGCGCTCATCGTGCGCTTCGCACAGGCGCGTGAGCAGGTCCACATCGGTGGTCGGGGACAGCCACGCCTGACCGGCCGTCCACAGCCGCGCCCAAGCCCGCTCGCCCGCCTCGCCGAGCGTCTCCGGCGCTGCGGGAATGTCCGCGACGGCGGCCAGGTGCACCACAGGCTCAGGGAGGTTCCGCTTCCCGGGGTTGCCGGTTCGCCGCTTGCGTTCCGTGGGCGTAGAGGGTCGTCCTGCGGGCAAGATCGCCACCCCCAAGAACGACCAAGGTCAAAAACCGGCTCAATTTCGCGTCGGCGTGCGCGGGGTGGGGGGCCGGGTCCGAAAAAGATCTTGCTCTTGACTTCGCCCCACCCCCCTGACCTGCGCTTTTGCTTGATCACCCGACCTGGCGAGCCTCTGACCTGCGGTGATGCGGCCGGTCAGGTCGAGGGGCGGTTGCGCTTGCGGCTGTTGCAGCCTCTGCACAGCACCTGGATGTTGCGGGGGTCGTCGGTGCCGCCGGCGGCCTTGGGGGTGATGTGGTCGGCAGTGAGGTCGCTGGCCGGGTGGGCAGGCACACCCCAGCCGGGGCACCACTGACCGTGTGTCTGCCGGTGGGCTGCCACCGCGGCGGCTGCCACCTTGCGCCACGGCTGGCCGTAGCCACGCTGGTGAGCGCTGCCTCGCAGTTGGTCCTGCCTCTGCTGCCATGCCGCCTGGTCCGTGTCGCACCTCGACGCGTTGCGGGTGAGGCGTCCACACACCAGGCAGGGCCGGAGCCTGCGCATGCCCTGCCTCCCTATCTGCGGTCAGCTGACTCCGTACCACTGCGAGCCCCAGCCCGTGTTGATCAGCGTGGTGGTCTGCTGCGTCAGGTCCAGGCTGGCGGGCAGGCTCGTCTGCCCGGTGAGCATGTTGGAATACCGCAGCCTCGGCGGGGCGAGCTTGAGGTTGACGGTGATTCCGGCGCCCGTGCTCTTGAAGGTCAACCCGTTGGTGGCCCATACCCCGTTGAGCAGCATGGCGATGAAGTAGTCGCCCGGCGGTGCGGTGAACGGTGTGACGAGCGGGAAGGTGCGGCCGGTGGCGCCGAACAGGAGGAGGCTGGAGAGGTCGGCGGTGACCCCCATCCGCGTGCCGGCCGCGTTGTATGCGCCCAGGTAGCAGTTGTTGAGGGTGGCGCCGCTGTCGACGCCGGCCAGGCCGATCGAGATCTCCGACCAGGTGATCTGCTTCCTGATCTCGATCTTCGTCAGGGTGATCTGCCCTGCTATCGAAGTGGTCTGGGCCGTGACGTGTCCGGCGTTGTTCGGGTCACCGGTCCAGGTCAGATACCCCTGGTCGCTGGGCAGGTGGGCGGTGTTGTCGAGGTTGATGCCGGAGGCGGCCGGGCCCGAGCCGGAGATCTTGACGACCTCCAGCGTCGACCCCGCCTTGAGCGTGGTCGGGCTGGCGGTGCTGGTCTGCTGGGCCCAGCGGAGCTTCAGCGTGCCGGCGGTGCTGCCGGTGGCGACGATGCCCTGTGGGAGGACCATGATTCCGGCGAGCGTGGCGGAGGACGCCATGACGCCGATGTCGCTGTTGCTGCCGAAGAGTCGCGCGGCGACCTTGAGCTGTGCGCTGCCGTCCGGTGTGGTGGTGCTGAGGGTGCCGGCTTCGGGCGCCCACCCGCCGGTGGCGCCGGTGGGCGCGGTGAAGGTCATGGTCGCGTCGGCGGCTTCGGGCCCGTCGAAGAGGAGCATGCCGCGGAACCGGTACACCGAGTTGGCGTCGAGGCTGGCGAAGAGGTGCAGATCGTCGCTGACGGTGGTGGTCGAAGTCCGGGTCTCGTCTGCCGTCTTCACCGGTGTCTGGGTGAGGGCGGACAGGGCGGCGACGGCGGTGCTGGCGGTTCCTGCCGGGTCTGCGCCGATGTCGGCCGGGGCGAGGGCGTCGGTGCCGCCGGTGGCGTGGCTGGCCTTGTGCGCGACCGGGGTGCGGGCGTTGGTGGTGGTGGGGTCGGTCGATTTCAGGGCGATGGTGTCGCCTGCTCCGGCCGCGCCGAGGGGCGGCTGCAGCCCTGTGGCTCCCTGGGCGCCGGCCGGGCCAGTGGCCCCGGCGTCTCCCTTTGCCCCGGTCGCGCCTGTGGCTCCCTGCGGTCCGGCCGGCCCTTGCGCTCCCGTTGCTCCCGTTGCTCCCGTGGGGCCTGCGGGCCCCGTCGCGCCGGTCGCTCCGGCGGGGCCGACGAGGGAGGCGAGCCACTGGGTGACGGTGCCGACGAAGCCGTTGGCGAGGGCGAGTTCGTAGGCGGAGGCGCCGGCCGTGCCCGCAGTCCCGCCGGTGGTGCCGTCGGGTGCGGGAACAGGGATGAGGCTGTCGAGCTGGACGGTGTCGCCGTTGTTGCCGTGGATGTCGGCCCAGAAGGTGATCCGGCGGCCGCCGGTCGGTTGCACGTCGACCTGCCAGCGCCAGCCGGTGGGAGCAATTCCAGCGGCGTTGTTGGGGATGACCTGCACGGAGACGGTGCCGTTGGTGTCGAAGGGCTGGACGCCGCCGCCGGGGTAGATCGCGTGCCGGGTGGAGTCCACGAGCGTGGCTGAGGGGGTGAGGATGATGCTGCCGCTGAAGGGCGTTCCGCCGACGGCTGCCGGGATGGTGCCCGTGAGGGTGACAACTGGGGTGCCGGCAGGAAAGGGCATCGTGCCTCCCCTCGCGGGTACGACGAAGGCCCCGACCTGTGTAGGTCGGGGCCTTCGGGACGCTGTGGTGCAGCTGGTTTTGGGCACAGCTGTACGGGCAAATCGTGGCGCGGGTGTTGATCTGTGTCAAGCGGCGCGCTGACCTGGCCGGGTGGGCTTGGCGGCGACCGCGGCCGCCTGCACGGCGTCGACGCGGAAGTACGGGCGCTTGGGGGTGCCGCCTGCGCGGTGGAGGATGCCGCGGCGGACCCAGTCGCGGATGGTGGCGGGCTGCCTGCCGACGGCCATGGCGGCCATGCTGGTGGTGAGGTAGCCGGGTGGGAGCGCGAGGTGTTCCATGTGCCCATTGTGGTGGAGGCGGCGGACGTGGTTCGCCCCGCCGTCCGGTCGCTGTTCCGGGGCGGGGCGGGGTCCGAGGAGCGCCAGCAGCTCGGATGGTTGACGTGTTCGACGGTACGGGTGGGCACTGACAGTCCTGGGATTCTGGCCCCAACCCGCTTGCTGGTGTCTTAGGTTGCCGCCATGAAACTCGTCGCCTGGGTCGGCATCGCCGCTGCGGTGCTGGCCGTAGTTGCTGCTGCCATCGTCCTCGTAAGCCTTCACCGCCAGGCCGCGGAGTCGCGAAAGCCTGCGACGTGGGGAGATGTCGAGCGTATACGTGAGCTGGCACTCTCGGTGGATGGCCGGGCGCGGTGGGTGGCGTGGTTGACCGTCGCGAACGCTGTGCTCGGCTTCATCGGCGCGCTGATGGCGCTGGCGGATAACGCCGGCTGATGGATCCGACAGTGCAGGGGGCGTTGATCGGTGCGGGTGCGACAGCATTCGGCGCGCTGATCACAGGGCGTTTCACGGCGTCGTCATCGCTGAAGGCTGTGAAGTTCCAGATACAGGCGCAGCGGCTTGACGGGTTGTGGCAGATGAGGCGGGATGCGTATGCAGTGTTTCTGACGTCAGTTGAGGCGACGCGCGGGGCCTTACGGAGGTTGGAGGGGGCGGTGTCGGCGCCTGGGGTGGGATCGGACTGCTGGTCATCATCGGTGGCTGCTGCTCGCGGGGCGGTAGATGAGGCGGCCTATGAGATGTGGCGGCAGGGCACGATCTTCCGTATCGCTGTCACCGGCTTGGAGGCGGATTCGGCGGAGAGCCTGGTGTCCGTGGTCAACGGAGTGATCTCCGATATGGACGAGTGGACGACGGCCGCGGGCCAACAACGCCAAGACGCGGACATTTTGCGGGGCCGGGCGCTGCAGTGGCTGGAGGCGCTGCCAGACACGTTGGAGCACTTCATGGAGATGTCGAAGGGGTACCTGCAGGGCATCCCTGATGTAGATCCGCCTGGCCCGAGCCTCCGGCAGCGGTGGCGGTCATGGCTGCTTGCGCGGCGGCTCAGGGCTTTGGACGACTGATCAGGCCGCCAGTGCTGCGATGCCGTCGATCATGCGGGCCGCTTCTTCCTGGCGAGGGCGGCGGCGATCTGCGCTCCGGCGGGCTGTGCTCGTCGGAGGCTCTCGGCGAATGCCCAGAGTCCCTCCGCAGCAATGCCGAGGGCGGCCTGCTGTGGGACGTGGCCGTGCTGGGCGATGGTGTGGGCCCGGCGGACGTGCCGGAGGGCGCGGTCCCGGTTGGGGTAGGGCTGGTGGGCCATGGGTTCCCTCTCAGTGGTCCGGGCGGGGTTCCACGTCCACGGTGACGAACACGCTCGGGCCGTCGCCCGGCTCGGCGTTCTCGTACGCGATCTGGACAGCGAGCACCACGGCTGGCACCCCGTGGACGACGATCTCCTGCCCCTTCAGGGGGATGGGCAGGGGCGCGGTGGCCTCGAAGCACGCGAGGCTCTGGCCGTCGTACGCGAACTCGAGCGCGTATCGCACCTCGTCGGCGACTCCAGGCATGTCGGCCGCCTTGTGCGCCCGCGCGATCTCCCGGGCTGCGTTTCGGACGTTGTAGCTCATGTGGTCATCATCCTCATTTCGGCTGGCGGCTGGCGGACTTTTCGGCTTCCCGCTTGGTCTGGCTGATGGCGTTCCGGCGGCGGAGTTCGTCGAGGCTGATGGTTTTCTCCAGTGCCATGATGACGGTCCTGTCTCGTGTGCGGGATGGGTCCGGGGCGGCCGGTCAGCTGCCAGGCGGGCGGCCGCCCCGGGGGGCTGGTCAGCCGTCGATGTGCTCGGCGGTCGGCGGCGCGGTGCGCGGCAGGGGCTGGTCGTCGGGGTGTGGCCAGTAGCTGATGCGGCGGGGGCCGGGGTAGTAGCTGTGCTCGACGCGGTTCTGGGCCAGCCGGTCGACGGCGAACGCCGCCGGGTCCTGGTCGTCAGTGAGGATCTTGGTGCCGAGGGACAGGACGCGGTCCTCTTCGTCTCGGTCGTCGTCGGTGCGGGTGATCACGTAGGCGTAGCGGGTCATGAGCACGTCCTTGGTGTTGGTCAGGCGAGGGGCAGGTCTGGCCGGAGCGCGTGGAGGGCGTCTTCCTTGCCTCGCCCGTCGACGTGACGAATCGCGGTGAACCGTGCGCCGCAGGGGCGTTCATGGCTCCCGCCGGCCGTTCGTGTGTGGTGGGTGTCCCAGGGGACTGCGGGCAGGTGGCATCTGCCGCAGTCGGAATGGAAGTCCCCGACGATCAAGAGCGCGGTTTTCTCCGTCACGCCTGCTCCCGCTGACGCTTCATCTCGGCTTCGATGTCGCCGTGCGATGCGCCGAGGTCAAGCGCGGCATTCATGGCGTCCAGGACGCCCTTCGGGTCGGTGCGGCACTCGGGCCCGCCGTGCTCGATGACGGCGCGGGCGGCGGCCTCGATGGCCTGCTGACGGTCCATGGGTGATCCCTTCGGTGGGTGGTCCGGCCGGTCTGGCCGGCTCCCTGCCCGGCCCGGCTGTGGCGCCCGGGGCGGACAGGCAGCCGTCAGCCGGCCTCCTTCACGAGCCAGTGGGCGGGGTTGTCCTTGTCCTGGACGATGTGCACCGTGTGCTCTCCGCCGCTCTCCTCGGCGTCTCCATCCGCTCTCCGCTTCTCTCCACGGCTCTTCGTGGATGCGCTCTGACCTGCGTCTCCATCGGTGGAGAGCGGTGAAGAGTCCTTCTGGAGAGAGGTCTTGGGAGAGGGGAGGGGAGGGAGGGCGGAGCGGCGTACTCCGGTCCTCCCTGCGACCCCCCGGGAGCGCACCGTGCGGGCCACCTCGATGCGGTGGTCGGTGAGGGTCTGGCGCAGTTGCTCGTCGGGGGCCTCGGACAGCCCGTCCAGCCGCTCTCGCATGGCCGGGTACAGCTCCCCGAGGTGCACCCCTTCGTCGTCCCCGATGAGGGCACGGACGAGGGCCACCACGGGGTGCTCCGCGGGGGCTTCCGGGGAGGTGTCGGGGGTGGTCTTGTCAGTGCTCTTGCTGGCCTCTTTGGGGAGCGTGGGCCACTGGCCTTTGGAGCGGTGGCAGTTGTAGGCGGCGAGGAGCCATCCGGCTGCGGCTGGCCAGAGCACTGCGTGGTGCCGGTCGGCGAGGCGCCAGGCCCCGTACGTGGCTCCGGCGATGACCAGGCACCGGACGCCGTTGCCGAGGTAGGCGGGGAGGCCTGTCAAATCGTGGCGCTGACCGCGGCGGACCCAGGCTGCGAGGTGGGCGACCAGCCGGGGCGCGAGCATGCGGCTCCCCTCCCCCAGCCGTGCCGCCAGGGCGACGGCCCACCGGGTGCCTTTGCTCAGGGCCGTGACGGTGTCGGTGGCTTGCTGCCGTAGCCAGGGGAGCAGGGGCGTGTCGGTCTCGACGGGGGCGGTCACAGGGCCACCCCGCCGTTGAAGAAGTCGACGATGCTCTGGCCGGCGTAGTTGTAGGTGTCGGGCAGCCACTGCATCACCTGCGCGACGCCGGCCGTGGCGCAGAGGGTGACGCCGACGTAGGCGCCGCCGAGCAACTTCCACCGGATCGTCTTGCTGGCCTTCGTGAACACCACGATGGCCAGGGCCACGACCACGACGAGGACGCAGGCGCCGGGGGTGGTGAGGGTGCCCATGCCGCCGGAGTGGAGCGCTCCCCCGCTGTGGCCGGTGGTGCGCTTGACTGCCCAGTCGCCTGCGGCGCTGTTGGCGGAGATCGACTTGACCGCGACCCAGCCGAGCAGGCCGCCCGCGCAGAGGAGGAGGCTCGCGCCGATGACGACGCCCCAGAGGGACGGCAGCATGGGCTTGAAGGCGCGGTTGCCTTTCCACCAGGTGCGGATGGCGAGGGAGAGCACGATGAGGGACAGTGCGGCGCCGGTGATGGTCAGGGGCACGTTCATGAGGTGGGCACTCCGGTGAGGGCGGTGACGATGTCGAGGGGGCGGATGACGCCGTAGACAGCGCCGACGGTGGTGGTGGCCAGCAGGAACAGGGACCAGGCGCCGCCGTGGCGGACGAGGCGGCGGCCGGCCAGGGCGGCGGTCCCTAGGCCGATGACGTAGGCGGCGGCCGGGTGTGTGGTGATCCGCACCGCGTAGAGGAGGGAGCCCCAGATGGGGCCGATGCCGTAGCCCACGCCGGGGATGGGGGCGACGGAGGCGGCCAGGGCGAGGATCGCGGCGTACGGGCTGGTGCGGTCGGTGAGCCAGTGCCAGCCGCGGCGGTACCACGGCGGGACCGGCGGTGGTTCCTCGACGGGCAGGACCATGTCGACCACGACCCGCAGTTCCAGCGGTGCGGATGGGCCTGGCGGGTTGGCCGGCCAGGCCCAGGCGGGCGGGGGACTGGTCGGCGGCGGTGGCGGCGGGGCTACGGGCCGCCACGGCGGAGCGGCGGGCGTGCCGTGCGGAACGGGCGGCCCGGGCGCCGGGGCGGCTGGTGGGTTGGTGGGTAAGCCTGGGCGGGTGGGCCAGGGTTCGCCGGCCGGGATGATGCGGGTGATGCGTGCGGGTTCGGGCATGGCAGGGCCTCAGTGGTGGAAGAGGGCGGCGACGTAGGCCGCAGCCACGGTGATGAGGGCGAGGGTGCGCGCGGCGGGGAGAACGTAGGGCTCGGCCCGGCGGGTGCGGTTCGGAGCGAGGGCGAGGAGCCCGGCGAGGCCGAGCAGCGCGGCGGTGCCGAAGAAGATGAGGGCGATCGAGATGCGCATCTCAGTCCTTCTTCGTGAGCTGCTGCAGGAGTTGGGCTTTCGTCTGGCCGATGCGCAGGGACTTCTGCAGGGTCCGCAGCGGGGCGGGCCGGCCGAGTGCGCGGGCCTGCTCGACGAGGTCGTCTGGGAGTGCATCCGGTTGCGCATCCGGCTCGGGCTCGTCGGTGCACTCGGGCTCGCCCTCGGTGCACTCCGGGGTGGGCTCCGGTTGCGCATCTGGGGCGGGCTCGGGTTCGTCGGCGGGCGGCGTCTCGTGTTCCTCGGATGCATCTGTGGGTGCGCATCCGCGGATGCGGGCGTGCACTACATCCCTGCGTTGGCCTGCGGCGAATGCGGGCGCGGGTGCGCGCATCTCGGGGTGCACTTCGGGTTCGGTGACGATGTCGAGCACGAGTGCGGGCCGGGGCGCATCCGAGGGTGCGGCATCGAGTGCGGGGGCGGATGCAGCCGGGATGGTGGGGTGCGGGGGCGGGTTGCCGGCGCCGATGGCGATGCGCACCATCTGCTCGGAGACGACGATGCCGTGGGCCGTGGTGATGCTGGCGAGTTCGGCGGGGTGCGCATCCGGGTGCGCGGAGTGCACTCGCTGGATTGCCTCTATGGGGTGCATCTCGGCGAGTTCCTGGTGCGCGAGTGCGGGCATGGTGCGGGGCCGTGCGGGCTCCTGCGGCGGCTCCCAGAGGGAGGGCAGGGTGATGGTGGTGAGTGCGGGTGCGCCGCGGCGGGCGGCGAGTTCGAGCATGAGGCGGTGCCGCTGGTTGGGGTCGGTGGCGACGCCGGATCGGGTGAGGGCGGCGGCGCACCGCTTGCGGCCCCAGGGGTAGAGGCGCTTGCGGGAGCCGAGGCGCACGGCGCGGGCCAGTGCCCGGTCGCGGGTGATCTGCGCGGCGGTGCGGTCCCGGGTCGCGAGACCGAGGTGGGAGAGCAGCCGTTCGCGCAACTCCCGGCCGACCATGGCCGGGAGGCCGGTGGAGAGGGCGCCGGGGCGGATGACGCGGATCTCTAGGCCCATGGCCTCGTGCCAGAGCAGGCCGGCCATGATGGGGCCGATGACCGCGCGGACGGTGCCGCCGAAGAATCCGGACTCGCTGAAGGCGGGGATGATCTGCACTCCGGTGATGACCCAGACCAGGATGCCGGGCACGCCGGCTGTGCCCGCGGTGTCGGGGGTGGCGGTGGCGTTCTTGGTCGCGCGGGCCAGCAGGCCGCAGGCGACCAGGGCGATCTCGGCGGCCGCGAACATCACGAGGCGTTCGCTGGTGTCGTGCATGTCGAGGCGGTGCTCGGCGAACCGCCAGGAAGTGTCCGCGGTGTACGCGGTGCAGATCATGGCGCCGATGGCGGCGACGAGGACGGCGTGGCCGAGGCGCCGGGCGGCGAGGGTCAGGCCGGCTGCGGCCGCGGCGGCGGCGCCGGCGGCGGGCCAGGGGTGGGCGGCTGCCCACGTGGCTGCGGGTGTGAGGTCCACGGTGGTGCTCCTGGGTGGGGTCGGACCCGCGCGGGGCGGGTCCGACCGCGGTGGGTCAGCGCGTGGCGCGGTGGAGGAGGACGAGGGCGGCGGCGAGGAGCAGCAGGATGGTGATCGCCAGGACAGCGGGGCTGCGCATCACCGGGCGCCTGCGTCCTCGTTGGCGCGGCTACGGACTCCGGCGTCGTCGCGGTGGTCTAGGCCGCAGCGGAGCTTCTTGGCCTTGGCGTAGTCCTTGGCGGCCTCGGCAAGGAGTTCGCGGGCCTCGGCGCTGGGCGCCGCGGGCTGCTGGCCGGCGGTCACAGGGCCACCCCCTGTGCGGCGAGCCGCAGGCGGGCGGCGTACTCGTCCCGGGTGGCGCCAGCGATCGGGAGCCGGTCGAAGGCGTCGCGGAGTGCCTGGGCGTCGGCGCGGGATTCCTCGGTGGGGCCCGCCGTCCCGTGCCAGTCCCAGATCGTCAGCTCGGCGATGAGGGCGAGGTGGCCGGGGGTGAGGGGGGCGTGGGGGGCGAGGGTGGGGAGTCGACGCGCGGTGGTTTCGAGCAGCCAGTCGAGGGGCGCGCGGACGGGGGCGGTCATCGCGCGGCGCCGGCGGTGAGGGCGCGGATGAGGGGGAGCGCGAAGCCGTGGACCTCGGCGGCCGGCTCCCAGTCGGTGAATGCCTCGACCGGGCCGACGTGGGGCACGTCCACGCTGACGGTGACCTCGATGACGGCGTACGGGCTGCCGTCGCCAGCGGTCCGCTCTACCTGCCGGGCGGTCACGATGCCGTTGGTGCGGGCGTGTACGTCGTCGAGTTCGCGGACGGACCAGACGCAGATGCGGGTGTCGGTTTCGTCGAGTTCGGGGCGCGGGATGTGGAGGCGGGTAAGGCCGAGGGCGTCGCGGACCAGGGCGCGCAGCGACGGAGTGATCGGCTCGGTGGCCGTGGCGCGGCGGCCGGTGAGGATGCCTGCGGCGATCAGGCGCCGTTGGGGCGGGGCCGGGGGGCTGGACGGGATAGTGTTCGTGGCCATGCGGATTCCTCCTGGCGATGGGCAGGGTTCGCATAGGCCCTGAACTGGTGAGATAGACCAGTTCAGGGCCGCCTGCTTTCCAACACCCACGACACTACCCCACACAATGAGTGCCTGTATAGGATAGGAGGGATGGAGTGACCCGAAGGGACGACGACATGGCCAGCTACAGGGACGTCGCAGCGCGAATCCGCCGTGACGTGGACGCTGGCCTATGGCCAGTCGGCAAACCGATCCCAGGCATCGAACGACTGGCGAAGAAGTACGTAGTCGCACGTGAGACGGCACACCGGGCCGTCAAGCACCTGGTGGCCGAGGGCCTGCTGTACAGCGAAGGTAGGCGCGGAACGTTCATCCGCCCGCCTGCTCCGGCGCCGATAGTCGCCCGGGACCGGCATGTCTACCGCGACGAGCTGGGCTACTTCTTCGACCGCGGGGCGCAGGACTGGCGCGGCGTCGGAGTGCCGACGCAGGAGGTGGCCATGCCGCCGGCCGACGTCGCTGCACTGCTCGGCGTCGGCATGGGCGAGCACGTCATGGTCCGAGACCGTGCCGTGGGCCCGCCGGATGCGACGCACCCCCTGCAACTGGCCACCAGCTACCTGCCGATGCCGCTCGTCGGCCAACTGCCGGTGCTCGGCGCGGCCAAGACCGGGCCGGGCGGCATCTACGACCGCATCGAGGAGCACTTCGACGGACCGATCACCTGGGAGGAGACGGTGTCGGCGCGGCCGGCGAACGATCTCGAGCAGGCGGCCTTGCGGATAGGGGCCGGGCTGCCGGTCCTGGTCGTGACACGCGTGTCCCGTGTGGGCGAGCAGGTAGTGGAGGTCAACCGGACGCGTATGCCGGCCGATCGGTTCTCGGTGGCGTACCCGGTGATGCGGGATGACACGGCCCGTTGGCCGCGCGAGGCCGAGCGCAGCGAGTAGCGAGGCGGGCCGCCCGGCGGGTCATGCCGCCGGGCGGTCAGCCAAGGTGGCGCGCGATGACCGCGCCGAGGACGAGCACGCCGGTGCCGATGGCGAGGAGGCGTACTGCCTGCTGCCAGTACGGCGATGCCCGGACCTGCCGCAGTGCCTCGGATGTGGCCGCCTGCCGGGCGCCGGTGCGGGCCGCGTGTCCGAGGGCGGAGAGGAGCGCGCTCACCGCGATGGACAGCGGGCCGGGGATCTCCTCGATGCGGTCGGCCGGGCGGAGCCCGTGGTGGGCGCGGCGCCGGTGTACGGCGCGGTCGGTCTTCGCCTCGTGGTCGGTGGCTCGCTCGGGCGACCGGGCGTCGCAGGGCTCGCAGTAGTGGACGTAGCGCACTCGGTGACGGTAGCGCCCGGGCGGCCCGGCTGGGGCCGGTTCGGCGGGCTCGGCCGGGATGCGCTGGGCGGTGTCCGGCGGCACGGTGGGGGTATGGCTGAGCACGCGCCTGTGGTGGTGCATCCGCCGTCTCCGTCTGGGGGCCGGCGGGTGACGGTGCAGGGTGCCATCGTGGGGCTGGCGTACGGGCCGGTCGATCTGCTGGAGTTCCTGCGCCGGGCCGGGCTCGATCCGGACACGGTGGCGCTCGACGACGCGAAGCTGATCGAGTGGCGTGGTGGCGGGTCGACGGAGTGGGGATGACCTCTATGCACTGCCGCAGCGGCCGCCTATGGTCCGGGGATGGACTGGGGAGATGCACCTGCATGGGTGGCTGTTGCGGGGTCAGGATTCGCGATCTGGATCGCATGGCAGGCCCGCGGGGACAGTCGGCGATCGGCAGATTCGGCGGTCGACTCACTGGCTCTGCAGCGCGAGTTGGCAGAGGAGCAACGCGCCGCGGCCGCACCGTACGTGCGGCTCGTAGTTGATCACATGAGTGGCACCCGGTATCGGCTGCGGAACGCCGGGACGAGAGTGGCCGAAGACGTGCACATCATCAACTACGGGGACTGGCCATACCTGTTCGAGTGGCAGCACGACGGGGTGTCCCTGGCCACAGAGGAAGGCCGCGAGCTGCGGATGTCCGCAGCGTCGGGCAAGCCGATCCCGCCGCAGCTCTGGGTGACCTGGGACGGCCAGGACGAGACGGTGCCGGTCTCAGTGCCTGTCGCCCGATAGCCGAGTGCGCCCCGCCAGTCCGGAGACTGGCGGGGCGCCGTGCTGCGTCAGGCGGAATGGCGCTCACCCAGGCGCGCGAGGCTGCGGCCCATCTCCTCACCGGCCCTCTGCACGGCCGGGCCAAAGGCGCGGAGCGTGACGAGGATGACCGCGGCCGCATCCGCGACGCGTTCCGCTGTGACGGGGTTCGGCTCGGTCTTGATCAGCTGCACGGGCATGGTGTCCCCCTTCTGGCGTGGGTTCCAGGATGGCAGAAGGCGGGCGCGTGGGCTGCCCTCGGCGCATACCCGCAGGGCGAGTTGGGCTCGTCGGCCGGGCCCGTCGAGCCTGCTCACGGGTGCGTGATCCGCAGCGCCGGCCGGCGCCCGGTCCGCCGCTCCAGGATGACGGTGTACCCGCGGGCCCGGAGCACGGCCGCGTACCGGTCAAGGTGCTGCTGCTCGTCGGGCCCGTCGTGCCAGCACCGGACGGTGCGAGGGCTGCCCTGGGTGGCGCGGTGGCCGGGGCGCCAGGCGGGACCGCGGGTGGAGTCGGGGTGGCCAGCGGCGCTGAGGTCGTAGGCGACGTCGCAGGCTCGGATACAGCGGGTGGCCATGGGGGTCTCCTTGATGGTGTCGGTGCTGGGCGTGCGAAAGCCCCGCCCTCGTCGTGAGGGCGGGGCCTTCGTGGTGTGCGGTAGGGCGGGATCAGCGCCCAGTTGGGCCCCGGCCCGCGGCCACCTGGGCGACGTGCTCCTGGATTCGTTGGTACTTGGCCGCGGTGGTGTGCCCGTCCCACTGCGCCCGTGGGTCGTCCGGCTGGACGTGCTCGACGTGCTCGAACAATGCGGCGTCCCGGGGTGCGATGTGCCAGCTCATCTGCCCGCCGACGGAGTGGAGGTAGAGCAGCTGCCAGCCGGGCTCGTCTATGTCGGCGGCGGGGGCCATGACGCTGGCGGCGGGGTGCAGCGCGGCGAGCCAGGCGAGGAGCGCGGCGCGTTCGGCGTACGCGTGGTCGCGCTCGGCCTCGGCCGGGTGGGGCTCGTCGCCCCCTGTCGTGCTGCTGGCCTGCTGCTCTGTGCCGGGGTGGACGATCGCGGCCGGGATGGGGCGGGGGGCGTCCAACTGCCTGCCCGCCGGTTCGTCGAGGGCGTCCCGGGTCTCCTCCAGGAGGTCGGCCCGCTCACTGGCTGCGTCGCCCTTCAGGGCGCGGTCGTCGAGCAGACGCTCGATGTGCTCGGCAAGCAGGGGCTGTTCGACGTCGAGGAGGGCGCCGCGGCGGAGGCGGGCAAGCAGTACGCCAAGGACGTCGTCCTGCTCGGTCTGCGTCCTGTCCTTCTGCGCCTCGGCGGGACCGGTCGCGGTCCGCTCCAGCAGGGTGGCGGCGGCCTTGGCGGCGGCGTCTGTCATGGTGTTCTCCAGTTCTCCGGTCTTGCGGTTGTGGTGCGTGCCCGGGGCGGGATTCGAACCCGCATGCCCGTGGGGGCGTCCGCTTTTAAGGCGGCTGCGTCTGCCGTTCCGCCACCCGGGCTCGGGGCCCGGCCGCGGTCGGCGGCCGGGCGGGGCGGGTCAGCGGGTCTGCGTGTCCTCGACGGGCATCCAGCGGGTGACGGTCACCTCGCGCTGCTCCACCTCGATCGCCTCGACGGTGCCGCCGTACCACCCGTGGTCGTCGGGCACGTAGCCGCCGACCTCGTAGTCGCCGGTGTCGAGGGGGGCTTCGTACTCGACGGCGTAGGTCCGGCCGTCGTCAGGGGCGCGGAAGACGGCGCAGCGCTGGGCGGTGTACTTCAGCGTGGTGGTCTGCTCGTCGGCGAGCAGGTGCTCGCTGTACTCGACGTCCTCGGGGCTGTCGGGCGGCACGCTGAGCGCGGCGAGTTCGGTGGTGGTGAAGGTGCGGCGGTTCATCGGGGTGGGTCTCCTTGGGTCGGCCGGTGAGGCGGTGGCGGTCGCCGGGGGTGGTGAGGGTGCTGGTGCTCACCGCGATGAGCAGGACCAGCAGCACGACGGCGAGCACGGCGGACGTCACTCCTCGCCGAACGCGGGGCGGTCGTACGCCTGCTGCAGCCGCTGCTGCTCGCGGGCCCGCCGCGTTCGGAGCGCGCCGGCTCCGGCGAGGCCGAGCAGGTTGGCGATGAGGACGGTGACCCACCAGGCGGGAAGGTGTTCGGTGACGAGCCACAGCACGGCCATGGTGAGGGCGCCGACGAATGCGCCGAGGAGAAAGCGGTGAAGGAGGTCGTAGCGCATGGTCAGTTCTCCGGGGTGTCGGGGGTGATGTCGTGCACGACGGGGGCCGGGGCCCGGCCGGGCAGCGGGTAGCCGGCCTGCTCCAGCCGCCACGCGAGGTCTCCGGCGTCGATGCCGCCGATGTCGTTGGACTCGACACACCAGGCGGAGACGATCTCCAGGACGGGGCGGGTCGCGTTCCTCTGCAGTTCGGCGAGCAGCCGGGCGCCGTCCTCGGGCGCGGAGAGGCGTCGCCTGGTGGTGAGCAGTTCCTCGGCGAGCTGCTCGGCGGTCATGGTGGTGTCGCTCATCAGCGGCCGGTCTCCTCGGTGGCGTTGTGGCAGGTGCGGTGGTGGGCGCGGCCGCCGGTGGCGGGCCAGGTGGGGCAGCAGGCGACGAACAGCGGGGTGACGCCGGGAACAGCGAGGTGCGCGGCGGGGAGCGTCCGCGTGGCGGCCGCGCGGCACCGCTGGCGTCCCAGGAGTTGCCGGATGCCCCATGCGCCCGCCAGGGCGGCCGCGGCGGCCCGTACGGCGGTCACGCTGCGGCTCCCGCGGGTGCCGCCCACGCGCCGGTCGCCAGGGTCATCCACAGGTGCGGCGGGTAGTCCGTCCCGCATCGGCAGCAGCGGACGGTCGTGGTGCCGTGGGGGACGCGGAGCGGGGCGCCGCAGATGTCGCCGCCAAGTTCCGCGGCGCAGTCGCCCACGGAGAGGGTGGACGGGGCCGGGTCGAGGAGCGCGGCGGCCTGGCCGGCGAGGTGGCGTATCTCGCGGGCCATGTCCCCGGCGCCCGGGAACGACTCGGCGATCCACTCGATGTTCATGCGGAGGCCGCGGGCGGCGGCGACCACGCGACGCTCGATGCTGCCGGTGCGGGCGGGCGGGCCCCAGCCGCGGGCCTGCTGCATGGCCTCGCGCCAGCCTTCCAGCACGGTGACGAGCCCGCCCTCGGCGCGCATGTCGAGGACGTCCTCGCGCACCGGGAGCGGCGGCGTCCGGACCAAGGCCACAGGGCCGTCGCCGCGAGCCGCGCCCGGGCGGAGGTGAGTGGCCAGCAGCAGGTACTGGCCGGGGAGTTCACTGAGCCGGACATCGAGGCCACGAACGCAGGCGGGGCAGAGCTGGGCGGGGGCGTCGAGCGGGTGGGTGCAGGCGGTGCAGTTCATGCGGCGGCGCTCCTGGTGCGGGTGTCGGGGACGATCAACCAGCTGGCGGCGATGAGGTCGATGACGATCCGCTCGGTCTGGCTGGCGGGGGTGGCCTGCTGGGGGTCGACGAGCAGGCAGTGGAGTGCGAGCGCGTCGCGGATCTCGACGGCGGCCTCGGACGGGAACGAGCGGTCCCAGTACGGGCGAGGCCGGTCGCTGGGCTGGCGGGCGGTGTAGCCGCTGGCGGCCAGGTACTCGACAACGCGGTGGGCCGCGGCGGCCGGCTTGGCATCCGAAGGCGGGACGGTGAGGCGGTAGTCGTCGAGGGCGGCGCGGATGATCGCTTGCGCGGCGTCGGGTATCGCGGTGGTGGTCATGGCGTCGGCTCCTGGTTCTGGCGCGCGGCCGCGGCATCGATGCGGGAGGGGTGCGGCGTCCGGCGACGAGCGAGGTTCTTGCCCTGCCGGCAGGGCTCTCCGGCTGGCGCCCGGCACCAGTCGCAGCGGACGTCGAGCGGGTCGGGCTCGCCGGCGCGCGCGAGACGTTCGCGCTCGGCACGCACCGGCCGGTACGGGGACAGCTCCTCGCTTGTCCCGGCGGGCACATACCGGCCGAGCCGGTCCAGCCGCTCCTGCACCTCGGCGTCCGGTCCGGCCGTCAGCTCCTTCAGCGGGGCCGGGGCAGCCTGCCCAGTGGCCACCGCGTGCCGGGTGGCGAGGAGTTCGGACCGCCACGCGGCAACGTCGTCCGGGTCGGTGACCGGTGTGGGGTCGGTGTGCCGGTTCATCCGGTCCCGGACCGTTGCCGTCCAGCGGGTGGCGATGTCGGCGGGGAGGATCGGCCACACGGATTGGGCGTAGTGCTCGTGAGCGGCCTGGAGCGCGTAGTCGTACGGGACGTCAGCGAGGATGCCGGCCCACATCAGCACCTGAGCGCGGCGCTCGAACTCGTTCTCGCGCTTCACACGCGGGTCGGCAAGGGCGATCTGCGCGATGAGCTGGGGCACTTCTTCGGGGTTCACTGCATGCCTCCTGCGCGGAGTTCGTCAGCGATGGCGGCCATGCCGGCCAGGTAGTCGCTGGTCTTGGAGGGGCCGCCGACGGCGTGCAGGGAGGGGCGGCCGTCGGTGGCCTGCGGGGTGGGGAGGGAGTGCCAGCTGTCGTAGAAGAAGCGACTGGAGACGACGGGGGTCCGGGCGGACTGCCAGCCGCGACGGGCCTGTTCGACCATCAGCGGGATGCCGAGTCGCTTGATGTCGTTGTGCAGTCGGATCAGGTCGTCGCCCTTGAACTTCCACGGGACGTGCATTCCGGCGGTGCCCATGGCCGCGGTGAGGGGCTGGAGCCAGTCGGGGCCCACTGCTGCCGCTTGGCCGGAGGTGAAGGTGGCGGGCAGGTTGTCCTGCTGCGGGGGGTAGGGGGGTGGTTCCTCCGTAGGAGGAACCGGGGACGGGACGGGGCGGGTGGGGTCGGGGGCAGCGTCTCCGTGACGGCGTGTAGACGCGTCTACACCGGCATCTACGTCGGGGTTGGAATTGCCGTTGGCCTGCTGGTTTCGCTTGCCCTCGCGCCACTTCTGTTGGCGCTTCGACTTCGCTTTGCGTGCCAAGTCGTTCTCAACTCGACTCGGGTTGCGGTCCAAGTACTGGTGGATCGCGTACGAGTTGGGTGCGAGTTTGGGGCACGCCTCGCATTCGTGGTTGGCGTCGTGCCACAGCCCGGAGTCCACCAGCGCCTTGATCATCCGGGGCGTGCCGTACATGCGGGCGATCTGCTTGGGGATCACTCCGTCGGTCTCCTGCTGCGCCGCCCACGAGCCGCATCGGACGTACAAGCCGATGGCGGGCGTGCCTGCTGCGAACACCTTGGGGTGGCAGTGAAACCCGTCGTCGATCTTGAACCAGGACATTCGCGGCTTCTCTCTCGCGTTCGTGCGGTGTGGCGTGCGCCCGGGGCGGGGGTGTCGTCGCCCCGCCCCGGGGCCGTGCTGTCGGCGTCACGGTGGTGCTTCGGGTGGCGCCGGTGGGGGACGTGACGTCGGGCTTGCAAGTCGCTGTGACGTGCGCAATCCCGGTGTCACGTCGGGGTCAGAACGGCGGGATGTCGGAGTGTGGCGGCTCTTGCCAGCCGAGCCATCGGAGGGCGAGCCTGCGCGGTACGTAGGTGAGGAGCCAGGCGCGCTCGGGCCGCCAGCACTCGCAGTAGGTGGTGATCGGGACGCCCACCGCGCTGTCCTGCTCGACGGCCCCGTCCCCACGGCAGTGCGGGCAGCCGGGCCGCGGGGTGTCCGTCAACTCCAGCGCCGGCACAGGCCAGTCCGTGTACCGGACCCTGGGCCGCATCACCGGTCAGCATCGGCCTGCTTGGTGGCGGCGGCGATGCCGTCACAGGTGGCCTTGTCCGCCTCCTGGCGGGCAAGGATGCGGCTGTTGTTGTTGGCGAGCTGGACGAAGACTGCTGTGGCGTCCGCCTCGGCCGCGGACATCGGCATGTTCTCCTCGCGCTCCCGCTCGGCGCCCCAGCAGCGGACGCAGAGCAAGGGCTGCTTCTCCCGGTTGCACCACTCGCACGGCACCGGGATGACGTGCATGTTGTGGTCGGGCTCGTACAGAAACAGCGGGCGGGTCTGGCTGCATCCGTCGCACCGGCTCTCCACCGGCGTCGTGTCGTTCATGTGGTCCAGCCCTTCTGGACGGCGGCCTGGGCGGCGTGGTAGGTGGCGGGGGTAGAGCGGCGCTTCCCGGAGGCCACGGCCCGGTCGTCGATGACGGCGCTGGAGGACTGCGGGCTGGGCGTCGACCAGGCGTCCGAGGGCCAGCCGGGGCCCGGCTCCGGCTCGCGGCGGCCAGCCAGCGCCCACGGGGCGTGCGCCGAGCAACGGTGTCCGCAGGCGTACGGCCGGACGCGGCCGGAGTGGGCGCCGACGGATTCGCACTCCAGCGGAGCGGCGGTCATGCCGCGGCCTGGTCACGGTGGGGGGCGGTGACGCGGTAGACGGTGCGCTCGTCGCAGCCGGCCGCCGCCGCGATCTCCTGGGCGGTCATCCCGCCGCGGTTGTGGAGCCGGATGATCAGGGCGTCGCGCTGCTCCTTGGCCGTGGTCTCGGCCTGACGGGCGCGGGCCCGGGGGACCGCGCCGGCCCACATGCCGTGCCGGTCGGCGCGTGACCCGGCCCCTTCCAGCCGTTCGACGTGCTCCTCGCAGTCCTTGCGGACGGGGCAGGTGTCGCAGATCTTGGCAGCCGTGCGGTAGCCGTGGCCGGGCCCGTCCGGGTGGAAGGCGTCCGGGTCGGTCTGGGCGCACAGCGCGTCGTCCATCCAGGCGAAGCGGCTCACGACTGGCTCCCCTCGCTGTGGCGGGAAAGCTCGTCGCCGGTGATGGCCTCGACGAGGGCGCACAGGAGGATCTCGGCGGCGTTGGGGGTGACAGCGTTGCCGTACTGGCGGACGCGTTCTCTCTTCGAGCCGAGGACCGTGTACGAGTCGGCGAAGCTCATCGCTCGGCCGATCTCGTGGGGCTCCAGCATGCGGAACCGAACGTCGTTGATGTCGACGTCGCCTCGGACGAGGGCGTATCGGTCGCGGGTGGTGAGCGCCCCGATCGGTTCGCTGACCGGCCTGGCCTGCCCGTTGCCGTAGTACGGCACCAGCAGGTGCTCCCAGGTGATGAGGGACTGGTGGCCAGCTGTCGTTATCGTCCGGAACGGCTCGGCGGCCGGTGTGCAGTGCTCGCCGCCGTTGCCCTTGCTGCTGTTGTTCCGCATGACGAACGCGGGCAAGCCCGGGGTGACGAGGCCGTGGTGGTTGCCGGAGGCCGTTACGGTTGCCAACGACTCGGACACCGAGCGGGCGACGGAGCCGCCGCCGCGGAGTTCGGCGATGAACGGCAGCCACGCCAGCCCGGTCTCGTTCCGCGCGGTCTGGGAACGCATCGGCACGTGCGCGGACGCGGCTGCCTTCCCGTCGCGGCCCTCAACCGGTACCAGCAGCGGCGGGATCGCGAGCGCGTCGTTCTCCCGGGTGGTGCGGGCCGGCAGGGGGACGGTGACGGCGGTCGCGTCGGTCCGCCAGGTGCCGCCGGCGGGGACCATCATCGGCACCGCGAACTTCTTCAGCCCGGCCTGGATGCGGGCGAGGGTCTTCGCGGCGAGCGGCTTGGCGCGGTCGCCGATGCGCTGCCCGGGGATGGACCAGTCGATTGCGGCCAGCGCCGGGAGCGCCTCGGGCTCGACGACGGCGTTGCGGCACGTCGTGCTCGGGCACCGGTAGACGTACTGCTGGCGGTAGCGGCCCATGTCGATGCCGGGCCGCTTCCACACCTGGATGGCCTGCACCCACGTGTCGCAGGTCTCGCACCAGGCGCGGGGGCGGAGCCACTTGTCCCAGTTCGGCGTGCGGCCCAGCGTCTCGTGCCAGTAGCCCACGTAGAGCCGATCGCGGGACTGCGGGGCGACGTGCACCGTGCGGGGGTTCGCGTGCATGGAGTTCAGGGCGATGATCCGGGTGCGGTAGCCGAGCTTGTGGATCTCGCCGATCCACCGGTTCCAGTCCGTCCAGGCGCGGACGTCGACGACGTTCTCGACGATGCCCGCCTTCACCAGGCCGCCGCGCTCCTGCACACCGCGCAGGTAGAGCGGCACTTCCTCCATCAGGGCCCGGGACTCTTCCTCGGCGGTGGGCTCGTCATCGTCCTGGGCGGCGAGGAGGGAGAACAGGTCGCCCTGCATGGCGCTGGCGAAGTCGCGCCGCCGTCCCTTCGCCACCGACCAGTTGGTGCACTCCGGGGAGGCCCAGAAGATGTCGGCGACGGGCCAGTCCCACACCGGGGCCTTGCGGATGTCGCCCTGGTAGTGGTCGGTGTTCGGGAAGTTCGCGGCGTGCGACTCGATCGCGCGGAGCCAGTGGTTCGCGGCGCGCTCGACGCGGACGCCGGGGACGGCGTGCGCGCCCTGGCTGCTGCCGCCCGCGCCGCAGAACCAGTCCATGACGGACAGCTCGCTGTCGTGGCGGTACATCACTGGTCCCCCTTGGTGTGGCCGCAGGTGGTGCAGCGGTAGGCGCCGCCGGGCTGCGGGGTGTGGACGGTGGTCATGTGGCCGCAGATGGTGGTGTCGCAGGGGAGCCAGCGGGCGCCCGCCGGGTGCACGGTGAAGTCGGCGTATGGCGGGACGGCGGTGGGCTGGTGGCGGCGGAGCAGCGGGCCGAGCCGGACGGCGACGGCCACCGCGACGATCACCCAGGCGGCGATGACGAGGACGGTCGCGGCGGGGCTCATGCGCTCGCCGCCTTCCGCGTCTTGGCGGCGTTCCGGGCCCGGTGGCGCAGCACGGTGGCGCGCTCGGCCTCGGACATGCCGCCCCACACGCCGTCCGGCATCCGCGTGGTCAGGGCCCAGTCCTGGCACTGCGGCATGACGGGGCAGCGGCGGCAGACGGCCTTGGCTTCCTCGATCTGGAGCAGCGCGGGGCCGGTGTTGCCGACCGGGAAGAACAGGTCGGGCTCTTCTTCCTCGCGGCAGACGCCTTGGTGACGCCAATCCCCAGCGTCGCCGTTGGACTGCTGGCGGAGCCGGCGCTGGTCGTCGATCGTCAGGTGGATGTTCTTCATGACGTCACCTCTCCCGGCTCGCGGCCGGCGGCGGTACGGGCGGGCACGTCGAGGCGCGTCAGCGCGGCGTCGGTGTAGCCCATGGCGGAGAACAGCTGGTTCGAGAGCTGGTTGTTGACGCGCTCCTGCGCGGCCAGGGCTCGGCGAGTGGCCCACAGGGCGCGGGCCAGGCGGTCGATGCGGGTCTGGTGGCGGCTGCGGTCGGCGGTCAGCCGGGTCACGGCCCGGGCCAGCGCCGCGGCCTGCCTGCTGCGGCGGCTCACGACCGCACCTCGCTGGCTTCGCCCTGCTGACCACCGGTGATCTCGTCGGCGGTCACCCGCGGCGCAGGGAACTCGTCCTCGGCGGCGACCTCTCCACGGTTGATGGAATGGAAGATGACCTGCAGCTGAGCCACATCGTGGTCAGTCCACTTCCCGGACTTGCGGCCGAGCTTGGTCTCGATGCGGTCGGCCGTGACGCCGATCCCCTCGAAGGCGCGGATGGCTTCGGAGACCCGGAGGTTCAGCGGCTTACCGCCGCCGTCCCGCAGCGTCTGCGTGCAGAGGTCCTTGGCCTCCTCGACGAACCAGGGCGGAAGGATCGCGAAGATCGCCTCGCGGACGCGGCGAGCGCCGTTGTTGGCGTTGTTCTCGTAGATGTCCCGCAGTTCCTTCAGCAGCACGGGGCCGTCCTTCTTGGTGTCCCGCAGGTGCGGGACGATGAAGGTGCTGCTGTTGCGCGAGTTCTTCTCGACGTCCCAGGCGAACGCCTGCATCTCCGACTGGGCGTACTCGTCGTCGCGGCGCATCTCGACCAGCCCGTACTGCACGTTGCCCCAGCAGCGGGCGAGTTCCCGGGCGAGGTGGACGGACGCGCCGGACACCGTCTGGCCGGCGCGGGGGAAGCGGAAGAACGCGCGGTCGGCCAGGTACGGCTGGCGGCACGACTCGCGCATTTCGGCGACCGCGGCCTGGATGTTGCGGGGGCACTGCTGGGCGACGACGATCGCGGCCTGTACCTCGGCGACCGCGCGGGACTGCTCGACGGCGGTGCCTTGTCCGATGCGGGCAGGCGCCCCCGCGGGGGTCATGCGCTCGATCTGCTGCTGGTGGTTCACAGGTACTCCTCGGAGTCACGGATTTCGGCCCACGGGGGCAGGGAGAGGTAGACGGGCTCGTCGGCGTAGCCGGGCCAGTGGCCGGTCTCGACGCAGCGCGCGTAGGTCTCGATGGCGCGGCGGTTCCGGGCCGCGCCGATGCGCATTGCCATGCCGTCGGGCTGCACGACGGTCACCAGGTACGGCGGGTCCTTCTCCTGGACGACGAACACGAACTCGGCGGTCTCGTCGCACAGGCCGAGCGCGCGGCAGCCGGCGCGGTACCAGTCGGCCTGCTGGTGGTAGCCGTACTCATGGACGGCGCGGGCGACGGTCGCGGGGTCGGCGGACCGGGCGGTCTTGTAGTCGCGGATGATCATCCGGCCGGGGCCCGGGTCGGGCCGCCAGTCGAGGAGCGCGCGGCGCATGATGCCCGTCGGACCGTCCCGCCACACGAGCGCCGACTCGGCCGTGCCGGTCTCCGGCTCAAACAGCCAGGACGCCACCGGATGCCGACGGATGGCGGCCGCCATCGCCTGCACCTGCTCGAACTCTGGTCGCTTCAGCGGCACCCCGCCCGCGGCGCGGATGCTGGCCACCTCGGCCTTGATGGCGTCGCTGTCCCAGCGAGCCGCGTCCACGAGCACCAGCTCGGGCCCGACGCCCAGCACCTCCTTATGGGCAGCGTGCCCGAAGTCGAAGGTCTTCTTCGGCGGCTGCGGGTGGTCCTGCTCCCAGCGGAACAGGGCGGGGCAGGACGGCGGGAGCAGACGGCGGGCGCCGCTAGAGGACAGCGAGCCGCCCTCGACGGGGTCCCGGTGATACTGCTCGGCGGTCAGGTCGTAGATGCCGGGCCCGGTGACCTGCGGCTGCTCGGTGGTGGTCATCGGGCTGTCCCGCCGTTCTCACGGTGGGTGTAGTAGCGGCGCGGGGTGCCGTCGCCGTGACGGTCCAGGTGGCCATCCCGGTACAGGTCCGCGAGGAAGCGGCGGCAGGACATTCGGAGGACGTGGGTGCCGGTGGCCTGGTGCCAGGAGCGCTTCAGGCGCCCGACGGTCCACTCGCCGCCCTCCCTGCGGATCGCCTCCAGCAGGTGCTGCCTGACACGCCCCCGGGCCGGGTGGGCGGGGTTGGGGTCGCTGCCGAGTCGGTAGAAGCGGCCGGCCTTCGTGTCATGGGGCACGAGGTAGGCGCGGCGGGCGAGGTCTCTGAGGTCGCGGCGGGCTGTGCTCCGGGCAGTGGTGCGCCACGGCGACACCGCGTAGATCTGCAGGGCCAGACCGGTGGTGAGGGGTGTGCCGGCGTGGCGTGCAACGGCGAGGAGGTACGTGCGGCGGACCTCGACGCCCGTGAACTTGCCGTTCGGTGTGGGCCGCCGACCGGCGGCCGGGGCCTGAGCCCCGGCCTGCGCGGTGTTCATCATCCGAGCGCCACCCCCAGTGCGGCGGCGACCATGGCGACGAGCAGCGCGAGCGCCACGAAGCAGCCGGCGGCCGCCGGAGCCGCCTGGTCGAAGGCGGCGATGTTCTGCGCCTCACGCGCGGTGCGCGCGCGGCCGTCGTCGGTGCGGCGCTGGTGGTAGCTACCGAAGGTGTCAGGCATCGCTGGCACCGCCCGTGGTGCCGAAGCGGATCAGCTCGGCCGGGAACGGTCCGCCGCTGCCACGCTTCATCGGGTCGATGTCATCAGCGGCCGCCCGGTACTCCCGCGGGGACGTGATCTCCCCTGCGGCCTGCTGGCACGCCGCTGCCATCCGCAGGTGCTTCGCGGCCTGCTCGACGGCGTGGCTTCCGACGGCCTGCTGGTAGCGCAGGTGCACGTCCTCGGCGGTGCGACTCGCGAGGAACCGATGGACCTCGGCGGGCGTGGCGGAGAAGCGAGACAGATAGTCGGTCTCGCTGACCGCAGTGTCCTTACCGGTGTCATCGGCCATGCGGCGCAGCGGCTCGGCGGCGTGGCACATGCAGAGGTCCATCGATCCGCCCGCGTCGGGGCACTCGGCCTCGAACCGGTCAGCGGCCTCGCGCAGCACCTCGACGCGGGACGGTCGGCGTGTCGGCCGGCCGCCGTTGGCGGCGCGCGCGACGACCGTCACCCACTCCGGTACGGGCAGCGGCGTTTCCCAGCGCTCGGCGCCCCGCCTGGCCTCGTCGAGCACGTCGTGTACCGCGTCGAGACAGCGATTCAAGTACTGCATCTCCTCGGCCACCGTGGGCTCCGCGCCCACGTACCGCTCCAGCTCGGCGCGGAGCCGGGCGAGTTCGGCGGCCTGCTGCTTCTGGTGCTGTTCGGCGTCGTGCTCCGGGGAGAACACCTGGGTGCCGTGCTCCAGGGCCGTGGCGCAGGGCCAGCGCGTGCACCAGCCGTCGCCCCAGCAGACCGCGCACACCCACGCCTTGGGCGTGCAGGTGTCAATGAAGGCCGGCACGTGGAACCGGGCCGGGAGCGCCGCGAGTTCCTGCTTGGTCAGGCCGGTGATCAGCTCGTACCCGGGGTGATCGGGTGCCTGCAGGAGGGTGGCGCGCTGGGCGCACTCGTCGTGCTTGACCTGCTGGCCGGCCTCGACGCGGCCCCGGCAGGTACCGCACGCGGACGGGTCGGCCTGGCGGCCACGCTCCGCAGCCGCGCGGGCCCGCTCCTCCGCCCAGAACTCCTCGTTGTCGTCAGCCACGGCGGGCCTCCGTCCGGAGGGCAGCGGCGGTCTCGTGCGCCTGCTCTTCCAGATAGCGCATGTAGTCGCGCGCCTCTGCGGCGGTCCTGACCGACCGAACACGGCGTGCACCGTCGAGCCGCCACTTCACCCGCCATCGGCCGTTCTCACACACCCGCCGGATAGCCGTAATCCGGCCAGGCTTGGCGGCCTTCACGACGTCGTACTGGCCGATGCCCCACGCGATCGCGTGGCAGGCCCACAGGAACGACGAGGTGTAGTCGTGGAAGTCCCACTCCCACACGTCATCGGCGAACTCGTAGCCCTGGTAGGCGAAGGACTCCAGGACGTTCCGGGCCAGGTGCTCGTCGCTCAGGTCCTCGTCGAGAACCCATGTACGGAGGGCCTTGCCGGTCCCCGCCGGGACGCCTTCGAAACGGGCGTCCGACACGAAGCGCTCGACGACCAGCTGGCGCAACAGGTCCTCGGAGTACTCCTTCACCGACCGGCGGCCGCCACCGAGCTTCTCCGCCCAGTAGTGCGGGTTGATCCCCCACCGCCGGTCGGTGCGGAAGAACTCGAACATGTCGGCGGTCCGGCTGAACACGTAGTCCTCGCCGATGTCGCCGCACATGGCCAGCCGGCCAGGCCAGGTGATCAGGTCGAACCAGTACTCGCCGTAACCGTGCGGGTTACTGGTGAACCGCAGGTGCCGGTACAGGCCGTCGTCGTGCAGGATCGTCATCTGGTGCCGGGCGGTGTCCTTGCGGAACCGCGCAGCGACGTCCTGCTCGCGCTCGTCGGCCGTGCGGAACGGCGTCGAGGGGCGGGGCGCGGGTGTGGTCCGGATCTGCTCCGGGGCGCCCATCAGCGCCGCGCCCTCCGCGACGGTCAGAGAAGTGGTCGTGGTCATCGGGCATCGTCCTTGCGGGTGTAGAAGCGGCGGCCGGGGACTTCGTGGCAGAGCAGGAGTCCGTGGCGCTGGAGGGCGGCGAGGTCGCCGCGGGCGGTGTGGGTGCTGCGGGGGATCGGGTAGCCGGCGGCGTTCCACAGGCGGAGCACGCGGCGCTTCGTCCACTCACCGCCCTGGCGACGGACCGCGGCGGCGAGGGTCTGGCGCCGGTCGTGCACGGACGGCTCAGGCATCGGGTGCCTCCTCGGTGAGGCCGAGGGCGGCGAGGAGCAGGCGCAGGTCGTCGGCGTCGGCGGCGCGGCTGGCCACGTAGAGCCGGGCGCGGCCGCGTTCCTCGGCCGAGGCCCGGCGGGGCAGCGGCCCGGTGGCTGCCGCCTCGTCCACGGGGAGGTGGCCGATCCCGGACGTACGGTGGATCACGCGCCCACCTCCCGGGCCCGGCACGACGAGCACAGGTCCCGGCCGCGCGTCGACCAGCCGTGCGCCCGGTACGCCACGGACCGCAGAGCGGCGATCGTGCGGACGCCATCCGGGGCCGGCAACTCCCGCGCGCAACTCCGGCCGCGGTACACGCCCTCACAGTGCAGCTTGATCGTGACGATCGCGGTCATCGGCCACCACCCAGGGGGTGCGGGCCGGCCGCCGCAGTCAGCTCGGCCGCGAGCGCCACCGCGTCCGCCCGAGCGAGCCGCGCGGTGACCAGGCCGACGACGCTGTCGGTCGCCGCGGCGATGTACGCCAGCAACTCCTGTCGGAGACCGTCCACCTGCGCCGTAGCGACAGCGGCCCTCGAGGAGTCCCGCTCCGCGGCGGCCGCATCACGGAACCGGACCGCCGCACCCAGCTGCGTCAGCAAATCGTCGACGAGGTCCGGGGTCTCGATGTGCAGGTCGGCGAGCCGCTCAAGCAGCACCTCGGCGGCCGCGGTCACGTCCAGCACGACCATGCCCTGCCGGTTACGGCGAACCGCGATGGGCCTCATCAGGCACCCGCCTTCGGGGCCGGCGCGAGCATGCCGCGCAGCCGGTCGGCCGCCGGCCGGGCGAGCACCGCCATGGCCTGCTGCGTCAGCGCGTACGGCACCGGCCCGGCGTCGGCGTCCGCATCGTCGACCGTCGGCATGGCCAGGCACCCGTACGGCGCGCACCCCGGCAGCACCGCCGCCGAGTCCGCGTCCAAGTCGTACAGAGCGTGAGCCTGGGCAGCGAGCTGCCCGGCCATCTCGGTCTGCCGCTTGACCCACGCGACGTCCGAGTGCAGTGCCCACGCCCGGAACGGGACGCCGTGGTACTCCCCGACCGCCGCGGTGGTGTACCGGCCGTCGTCCCGCGGCGAGGTAGAGGCGTGCGCGCCGACCCAGCGGGCGAACGCGGTCACATCGGCGGGGAGCAGCAGGTGCACCGAGACGCCGTACCGCCCGAACTTCCACTCGCCGTACGAGTGGGTGTCGATGGACTGCGGAACGACCGGCGCGGCCGCCACGATCTGCTCCGCGACGCTCAGCGCCGCGAGGTACGAGGACCGCGGGTCGGCGCCCGCCTGGTCCGGAGAGATAGAGTCGATGCTCACGGGGAGCCTCATTTCTTCAGTGGTGAGACGAGCCGGATGGGGTCGCACCGGGTGCCACCGGCGCGGCCCCGACTCGCGTCAGGGGTACGGGAGTTCAGGCAGCGGGCTTCGTCTCGCCGATCGGGCGGACCTCGTACATGGCGGCGATCTCGCGGATGTGCCGGAGGGTGAAAGAGATCCGGCCACCCGCGTGGCTGTGGGGGATCTGTCGTGCGGTCGCCTTGTCACGGAGAGTCCGGGGCTTGATGGGCAACAGGCGCATTTCGTAGACCTCTTCGGGCGTGTAGTGCTTCAGCTCCGCGAGAGGCTCCGCGGTAGGTGCGGCACTGCCACGACGGGCTGTGGGGCGCCGCTTGCTCGTGGCTGCTGCGGTCGTCACGTCATCTCCTTGTGGGTGATCGCTTCGGTCGGCACGCACATGGCCTGTGCGATCGCCTCCACCCGCCCGGCAGCCGGTTCCCGGATCAGACCTCGCTCAATGCGAGAGAGGTAGCCCCGGTTCAGGCCGGTTCGGTCAGAGAGCGCGCGTAGGCTCAGTTTCTGAGCCACTCGGATCGCCCGTATGGCGTTGCCGTTCGGTGTCACGCTCAGAGATTAAGCATTGGACTACACGTTCTGCAAGCGTTCTGGCCCGTTAGATGCTCAGAAACTGAGCATCCGTCTGCGGTGGTGGGCGCCGGCGTGCCCCCCGGGCGCCCCGAGTGCAACCCGTTTGCGCCCCGCACGCTCAGTAATGGCAGGTCAAAAGGCTCAGAGTGGGCTATGGGGTTGCACAGGAATGAGGCATGATGAGTACCCATGGAGCGAGACTGGAAGCGACTCGGCGCGGCACTGAAGGCCGCCCGAGAGGGGCGCGGCCTGAACCAAGCCGCTGTCGCCGAGGACATCGGCGTGAAGCGCGGCACGATGCGCAACATCGAGAACGGCGACATCGCCCGCGTCACCCCCACCGTTCGCGCCTACGCCCGCGCTGTCGGGTGGGATGAGAGGTCCGTGGACGAGGTCCTGGCCGGCGGAGCACCAATCGAAGTGTCATCACCCCCCGGCTCGGACGCCCGCGACGCAGCTGCCGCCGAGAGCATCGCCATGGCGGCTCCGGAGGAACTGCCGCTGAGGATCCAGGCCGCACTGCGTGAAGGGCCGCTGCTCGACACCGCCGTCATCAACCTCCCTGGCGACGAGGGCGACGACGGGCAGATGGTGGTCATCGTGAAGGGCCGGACCGGCGCGACCCCCGAGCAGCTGAAGCGCGCGTTGCTGCGGTGGGAGGAGGCCGAGGTCAAGCTCAGGCGCGGGGGGAGCGCCGACGAGACCGATCGGGACTGA